CTCTACCAAGGCAGATATTGGGCGTTTTTCAGAAGCTTACAGTACCTTAAACCCTTACTACCACTGGTTTACAGCGTGTATTGCATAAATACACCTCTTTGATTTTACACGAACTCTAATGCACATCTTTTTTTCGTTTTTGCTACAGTCTAAAATGCTCATTCCATATACCTTCATCCATATCATCACTCCATCCCTGTTGTTCTTTCTCATGATTGAATGCCGCTTCATTATCATTAACATCATATGCCGGTGCGTTCCTGCTTTCTTCAAATTCTAAATCTTCTTGGCTGCAACCAAAACACAAGTCATTATCTTTACCTAGATCCTTCACCTTTTGACCACACCTGATACATTCACCTTCATACAGATGTGTTTTGCTTTGTTTTTTAGCGTTTTGTCTTTCTTTGTAGTTCATAGTTCAATCATTATTTAGTTATCTTACCCTCCTCCTCATCCTCTTAGGCTTCATCGCCTTATCTGAATCAATCACCTTGATACATTCAATACCTAGCTTGCAGTAAGCCTTGATAACCTTGTCGCTGTCATCAATAGCGAATAGTATATCATCTACATTCACATGCTTAGTGATTAGCTCAGGTTTAACTATTTCAGGCTCTCTAAGGTCGTTATCTACCCTCATATGTAAATGAAACGAAGTTAGTCCTGTATATCTTCTTATCCAATGTCCTGTTTGTTTAAATAGCCTTTTAGGTCTTTGGGTTACAAATACAATGTTACGTGTTAATGTTAGTATGCTTATTAACCTACACATATGCTCTATTGGCTCATCCTCTTCAAACTTATCATGAAATAAGTCATAATTAGGCGGTGATTCCTTCAGGTGTTCTTTCCTGTCTCCTATTTTCTGGATAGTTCCGTCAATGTCTACTATAATGATGTGTTTCATGTTATTTAATATTGCTGTATTTGCACCATTGCATTGCTTTTAATTTAATACCTCCGTTGTTGAATACATGCCTATTGCAACGCGTTCTATTGACGTGTTCTTTGTGGCGATTATTGCACCCATTACATAAATTATCATATTGCCCCTGGTCTACATGCGATGGGTCGTTATCCTTGGATTGATCTTTAAGTTGTTTAATTTCTTCTTTTAACTCTTTTATTTCGAGCGATACACACAAAAACGCATTTAATACAGATGCATCATAATCACTAATGCCCATGTTGCTTAGTTCCGATTTAGACATTGTTATTAAATCATCTAAAGTGTATTTGCTTTTTATTTCGTTTTCTGTTGGCATAGTTATTTATTTTTAGTTACCATGTGCTTTTTCGGTTGTTTCTCTTAATATTACGGTTGTTATGGGGTTTTATTTCCTTTATTATTGGGGTATAGTCCATTTTCTTTATTAGTTCGATGCTTTCCTCCTTAGCTCGCATAAGACTATCTGGATTGCTCATTGTGGTTTTTCCTACATTACCAGCCGCTACTATGATAATGCCCCTTTCTCCTTTCTCGATAAGTTCCATTGCTAACCTAGCTCCTGCGCTTGCTGATTCTACGCCTATCATTCCGAGTTGCCCAATATTCATTTCTTTTAGTGTTTTCTCAAGGTAATTGAATTGCTTGAATATTTCAATTAATAGTATCGCATCTTCACCGTGTATACTGCTTCCGTTCATTAATTGGATATATGCATCTTTATTATTACCATGTCCACAGCATGCGTTCATAAGATGAGGTAATTCGCCTAAACATGCATCATGCCCTTCTTTGGTCTGTTCTAATCCACAATTACCACATTCACGGCTTTTATTATCACTAACCAGAATCTTAGTATCTGAAAATACCCAACCTTTGCTATTGAATTCTATTTCGTTGCCTCTGTATTTGCTTTTTACTACCATCCTAGTTGTTTTTAAAGTTAATACCTTGTTTTATTGTTCTTTTACAGATTAGTTTGTTTCGTATACTGTAATTTGGTTGTTTTTGCACTACAATAGGCGTTAATTTAGTCTTATCTCGAATAGATGAATACATTCTACTGTTTTCATCATATTTGAGCTTATTTAATGCCTTTGATAATTCTTTGAGCGAATTTATTAATTCATCTAAATGATGATCATATGGATTATGTATCGTTATTGATGTTGATGTATCGCAAACATCCCATTTTGTATGGCTTGTGTAATCGTCGTTGTGTACCATATTACTGAGTTTTTAGTTGTTTTAATAATACATCTGCATGACACGGATTGTCTAACGAACAAAAACATGATAAATCATAGCCTCTTAGTTCCTCAATACTTGGTGGTGTCGGTAAACAACTGTGTTCGTGTAAGTCTCCTTTAATCCAACGCTCGTATAATTCAACTATATCGGTTAGGCAAAAACCACCCGTTGCACTCCACATTATCCAAGGGTCTAATATCTTTCTATTTATACTTTTGCACATTATCCAACCATCAGGAGTTAGTTTAAATGGATTACCCCACTTTGTGGGTCTGCCTACAAATTTTGTATTTTTAGGTGTTTTATATCCTTTAGTTCTTTTCCTTTGCGCTCTTTTCATATTCTTTCTTTCTTTGTTCCATTTTTTCTTCTAAAAGTTCACCAAAGCTTTTTGCATCTTTTATGGCGTGGTCAATATCTTTGCTTTTAATATCCATAGCCTTGAAAACACTTCTCATTGACACATCGTTTAAATGAATCCACACTGCTATTGTTGCGGCAAATATCGCTGTCCACATTCCCGTTTCGGTATAAATACCATATACTATTCCTATTTCAAGGATAATTCTAATCACTGTTGATGTGCTCATATCTAATGTATTTTTAGTAATTGATTCATATCTAAATTCTTTTCCTTGCATCTATCCCAAAGTTTTTTATTTATCTCTAAACTAGCTTTTAGGCTCAAATGAGACCTTTCTAAATGGAGTACAACTAAATCAGATGCTTCTTTCCATTGGGCTATCAGTTCTAATGTTATTTTGTCCATTATTATTTGGTTTTATCCTTAGTGTACTTTGGTTTATTGAATTTGATTGTTTTTGATGATGTTCCTTTGTCGCCATCGAACGGCCTGTAGTTGATATTATTAGAACAGTTATTACAAATGCCTTCTTTCGTTTCGCTTTCTATTGGAATATAGCATTGGCATATTTTCTTTTTAGGCATTTTTGGTCTATCCTCCATTGGAACTCTACCACGCTTAAAACCAAAGTTATTTGATATGGCTGCCCACAATACGACAAATATCAATAAAGCTATAACAGTGTTTTCGAATATTTCATTCATAGTTTTAGTTTTTAGTTAATTTAAGGATTCTACAATTAAAGTAGCGTATCTCATATTTACAACGTTATCGATTGGCTTATAAACCAAATCAACGTATTTATAATTTTTATTACTATCAAATATTTCTTGCACTTGCGTTTCTATATTTTTACATGGGGATTTTATCCCACCAAATGAAGTAATACCATTCACCATGTAACTTAAGCTTATAATCTTTGTCATATTGTCCAATTTAAAGTTTTTAATTAATTATTCTTTTCACTTTTAAAAGTATGTCCATATTTAGGAGCTGAAAAATCTTCATTAAACAACTCTTCCAGCTTTATTACGCAATCACTAAGCATTGACTCTTGGTCGTCGCTTAAAGTTCCTTGTAATTCGTGAGTCAACCATTTATAATACTCCACATAGGCTTTTTGATACCTCGAATAATCATCATAAGGTATTTTTAAGTCCTCTTTAACATTCTTTAGTTTCTTAACTGCTTTGTACCTTAGGTTATATTGATGAAAATAGCCTATTACAAAGCCTACGAATATTACTATTGCTATTGCTTTCCACATAATTAGTAAAAATTAGTTATAAATTCATCACCCTCGTGGTCCTTTACCTTTTCGGGTTCAATTTCTTCGATTATTGGCACATCATTAGCCTGATTTGATACCTTATTCTCATATTTAGCCTTTGCTATCATAAATGTGCAATAAGGAGCAGATAAGAGTAATACTAATGCTATGATTAATAATATAGTTTCCATAGTTAAGATTTAAAGCGTTTGTTTGGTTTTCCAGTGTCTCTTTTGGCACTAAAGTTATTGAATTCGACTGTAATGTCCCTTGTTTTAGCATGGTCGTAATCAAACCAAATATCTATACTTTGAACTCCTGCAGTTATGCTAAACATTTCTAATTCATTTATTAACTTCTCAGCAAGGTCCAATACTCTTTGCTCTTTTGATTTGATTAGCTTCTTTTGTAGCCTATCTAAAAGCCATTTAATAGGGTTTTTCATAATTGTTTTATTTTTTAGGATTGTTTTTAGCAATATAAATTTTACGACTTTCAATTTGGTCATATAATGCCTGTGCAAATTCTATAAATTCATCTTTTGTTTCAGGTTTCTTTTTAATAACCAAAAGCTTTACAATAAAAGGTATGTAATCGTTTCTTATATTTTCCATAATTAAAGTTTTAGTTTACAAATTCTTTGAAGGCTAAATTATACACATCGTACGTTTTCCTGATTACATAAAATAAGATTAACCCACATGAATGACCATTATCATTAATATCGATTACCTTATAATCTTCACCATGCATTTCTTTAGGCTCTGGACCATCGTTTTTAAACGCTTCATCCAAAGATGATAATATTCGCTTCAGATGCTTTTCGCTCAGTGCTTGTTTTATTTTGTGTTGATTTCTTAGTGAGTATCGCATAATCAATTCAATTGAAAGGTTTGAAATTTACATCCAATTCTATCGCTTACTATTTTCTTTGCTTTAGGGTCAATTATCATACTCCAATATACACAATAGTTCTTTTCGAGTATATTAAAATGATTGTCGTGGTAGGTGTATATTTTAGGTTTCATTATTTTAGGGTGTTAATGTCAATTGCTAATCCTTCTGGTATAAGTCCAAATATATCAAAATGCCATTCGGATAGCATATCATAACATTCTAATACATCTTTCTTTCCAAATATGTAGCATTCATTTTTACCCTTAAACAACAACTCTCCATCATGATTAATTGATATGAATTTTGTTCTTCCGAATTGTTCACCTAATTTATCAAAGGGTTTAAACTTTTCACCATTAATTTCAATCTCTTTCGTGAGATATGATAGTGGGTGAAGATGCAATTTAAATTCTAAATCTAACACATTGTTATGTCCTTCAAATCCAATGTAATCACCAGCACAATCTCTTCTTTTCCTTTTGTAAGTGGTTTCTATTCCATCGATTAGAGTTATTCCGGTTAATGTGGCTTTTAATCGCTTCTTTTCACTAGTATATTCCAAATAACTGCACTGAACACCATGCTCTAAGTATGTAAATAACGCTTTTTTTAATAAGTTTAGTTTTTCCATGTTATTGAGTTATCAAGTTTATAAATTAGTTTCCAAATTCTTTCTATGTGCTTTCTGGAATGTCCTTTCCGTATGCATTCACGGACGTATAGTCTTAGTAATTTGGTTTCCATACAATTCCTAATACTGATGAACAAAATTCTTTAAATAGATTGCTTTTAGGTTTAGGATTATCACATCCCTTTAGTATGAATACGGTATCACCGCTCTTTTCGTCTCCTGATATTGTTTCCCATTCACTTATTTTGTGATTAAACCTTTTTACACACTTAGGTTTGTTTGTGCGGTCCATCATAAGGGGTATAGGCTCACTTACTTTGAATATTTTACCGTTATTTTCACCAACAATAGCGTATTCTAGTATGGTTTCTCCTGCTTTAAATAGTTTCTTTTCCATAATTACACCGGTATCACTTCAATATCATGCTGAATGAAATACTCTACATTCTCAATATAGCTGCCATTATTAGAATTTAAACAAATAGCGTTATTGCCATCATGTTCTTTTTCATCGATTCTAATAAATGATGCTTTCCCTAATTCACAATCAAGTGTGAATATTTTTCTAATGGGTATCGATAGTACCGTTTTCATGATCAATTAAATTTAATGATTAATGTTGTTGATTATTCTTTTACCATTTTGATCAAATACAAAATATTGACCATTGAGCTTATAGGTGTAAATTGTATCTAATTTATAATTTACTACTGAGTCCGAAAGCTCCCACATGTCATAATATTTATCACTATAATATGAATAATCTGTTTTTATGCCGTTTACATCCTTTTTTGGTGGTGTGAATGACATTAGAAACAATGCTAGTATTAATGTTATATTTTTCATGGTTATATGGTTTATTATTCGATTAATTTTATAGCAAACATTCCATTTAACAAAGCATCTACAGATGGCTTTAAGGTCCTATAAGCTTCCTTTCTACTTTCCTCAACATCATCAATAGATAGACTGAACCATAACATTACTGGTAGTGGTATTTTTAAATACTCCGATATCCGTTTTAAAATATCTGTACTTGGGTTTTTTTGGTCACTTTCTATCTGAGATAGATAAGTTTGAGACAATCCAATCGCTTTTGCAAATTCTCTTTGATTTAACTCTGGAGAATACTTTTGTCTTAACTGCTTAATTGCTTTTCCTATATTCATATTATTACGTTTTATTTTAACCAAAGGTAATACTTATTACTTACAACACAACTATTTATTATATTTTTTACATCTTAACACAAAAAAGCGGCTATCAAACTAATGATAACCGCCCTAACTAAACTATGAGAAACTACTACTTATTCTTACGCTTTATTGCCATTTCCATCTGCTTTTCTGCATTCTTGACAAATTCATTATTCATTATTTCTTTTACCGACTTATCCCTTGCAGTAGTTAAAAATGGAGCTGGTTTTTTAAGCTTAACTTGTCCGTTCTTGTTGTAACTACCAATAGCTTTCATCTTAATAACCATCTTACGCTTATCGGCTCTGGTTGGCTTTCTTTTCTTGATCGAAACAACTCTATTAATATAACCCTTACCGTTTCTAGCAACAATGAATCCGGCACCTCTACTTTTTGCCCGTCTTGCCTTATTGGTGAAAGCAAATGAATTACCCTCTGGATATGTTTTGGCTGCATCATAAAATTCAGGTTTCTTTGTAAGGATATTTATAATTGATTTAGGTTGTGGTTTATCTCCTGCTGGATTAATTTTCCTTTTTATCGGTGATGCTGTAGGTTGGTTGGCTAATTGCTCAGTTGCTTTTTCATTTGGCTTAGTGCTTTTCAATATAGATATTGAAGCTTTTAACTTGTTTATATTGTAATTGAATTGCTTTGCCTTGTATTGTTTAAACCCACTATTAGCCTTAAAAAAGTTCTTTCTCTTGACATCGAACATCTGATTAGTAACTTGTGCTAATGTTCTTTTTTTGGTATCTCTAACAACGGCATTTAAGGTATCTTGTATAGCAAAAGCGAGAGATACATCGTTTATACGCTGTAATCCAAGCGTGTAATCTATTAATTCCTTATCTTTTATACTAAAGTCGCTCATTAGTTTATTGGTGCTACTTTCAATCCTGATCTTTGTCTCTGTAATGCTTTTATATCAAAAGGCGTTCTATCTGCTCTACCGATATTAAATGATAGTAAATTGATATTAAATCTAGCTTGATTAACTGTATTAGGAATAATGTTTTTAATAGCACTTGATTGCTTCTTAAAGAAATCAATCTTACCACGTACTCCACTAATTATATTACCAGGCAATGCAAGAACTTTCTTGAACGCATTCATTACTTTTTGATAATTCAATAAAGCATCATTCAATGCACTCTTTAAGTCGTTAAATGCTGCTATTACTGCACTGTTCTTAATTTTATCATATAAAGCTTTTAATTTGTCAAATAATTGTAATAGAAATGGTCTATCGGCTTCTTCTAATTCAAATTCATCATCTGTTTCTGAATCTATTTCACTTTCTGCATCTGCATTATCTTGCTCAATGTCTGTTTTTTCTGCTGCATCATCGGGCGTGTGCTCAACAAAAACACCTTGAACAACTATATCAGCTTCACTAGCCGTCAAGTATTTTAATGAACCCTCAAAGCGTCCTTTAATTGTGCCCCAATCAGGATGTACACATATAACGTGTGTTAGCTTTCCATATTCATCATCTTCAATTGCATCATCTTCATTTACAACTATCTTTTTTAAAGATTCTTTGAGCTCAACATAAAAGTTCTTATGAATTGCAAATGTAAATGAATATTTATCTGATGAAGTGCTGTTTTGATCCACCCTGGACCCGACAAAGTTAGGATAATCGTTTATTGAAACGTGATTATCTACACTTACACTCTCTTTATTCTTTTGGTACTTTACCGTAAATCTACGGCCATCAACTGTGACAATCAACATGATATTATATTTTAAGTTATTTTAACTAATCTGTGGTAATTCAATCGTTTGCCCCTTTAGTTTATGATAACAATCATTCAGATATTGTATTTTACCATTTTTAATAAACGAATGACACATTTTCCCAGGTGTGAAATTTTGAACCAAAGAAGGTGATACTGTAGGGTTTTCCAAATCCATATTGAAATTATGATGACCTCCTTCTGATTTCAACGCAAAACAATGTTCATGTCCACATCCTTTACACATATAAAAGTATTGAGTATGATGCTCTTTTTTACCTTCGTAAATATTTTCATTTATTTTAATCTTAGCCATATTATACTGCTTTTACTTTAATTTGTCCCGCTACTGTTATTTCAATTTCAAATGATATAGGATAAGGTGTTGGTGATGGTAAAGCAGGTATTTGTGGGGTTGCATTGATTGTAGCCGTCAAATCACCCTCTAATAATACCAAAGTGCCGCTTTCCTTTACTTTCGTGGCTCCACTCGAAAAAGCTACTACGTATGGACCAGGATCGGGAATTGTTGCACCTGCACTCGGATAAGTAATTACTGATACTGAAACCTGATAGCCATCTAATAAGAAACCTTTATTTTCAGCTTTATTTATAATAGACGGAACTCCAACGGGTGTAATAGTACATACAACCAAAGGATCGTTTTGAAATAATGTTGCTCCATCTACTGCTATTAATATTCCCATTACTCAACTGTTAAATTACCATTATTTACATTAAATTGAGTTGCTATAATATTTATTTTTGCATCTGTTGTAATGTCAATATCTGATTTAGTGATTATTTCCATTTTACCAGTATTGAGTAATTTAATTTGACTTTGTATTTCGGTACCATCCTCGCTTGTGGAAAATATCATTTTATCACCATGCCCTAAGCTATCGAAATCTAAATTATTCAAAGCCCCGATACAATAAGAAATATCTTTGTTAGTTGAGTTTATTATTAATGTCCTTGTTTCTAATGGTGGTAACGAAGCTTCACCAAAGCCCTCTAATAAGTAATACTTTTGCCGATTAGTGCCAAAGTCACTTAATAAAAGCTGCCTAAAACCAGTTTCTTCATCTTTGCTGTTTCCTTTTACGTTTCCGGCTCCACTCATCGCGTATAAATATTACTGTCAATTACTCCTATACTTGCTTTTTCTCCTTTTGAATTAAACGAATAATTAAGCTGATTAACGATTAGTTTTAAATCATTCAAAACAATAAAATCACCTACATTACAAAAGAAATTATCATAGGTTAAAGTTTGCTGAATAGCTCTTAAACTATCTGCTCTCATTCCAGCCGCTTTTGCTTCGATTGCTGCAATACCTCCACTATTTTGAATCTTAGTTGTACTTCTGGTTGCTTTTATGTTTTCAAATCTTGCTATTGCTTGAATATCTGCATCTGCTCCAATTGGTGCCTGCCCTAATGCAATGTAATTATGAAATAATTTCTTTAAATCATAGCTTTTATTATTGTCGGTATGCCTTGGTAATAATATTTCGTTTTGCTCTATACTTTTGGTTATTACCAAATGACCATCGGCATTGTGAGACATAATTAATCCTTCATTGGTTACTAATTCATTAATAATGTCTATTGCATCTACTGCTAATTTCAAATCAGTTAGTTTGTATGCGCTTTTAGCTTCTTTTTCTGCTGATTGGTCAAATACTACCGTAACATCAAGGAATGAGCAAATATACTCTACTATATCCTTTAGGGTTGAGTTTTCAAGCTGTAGCGAATATGCTGTTGTAGGCAATGAGCTTTTAAGGGCATATGGTTTTGATTCACACTTGTATGTAAATGGTTTTGCCGGAATTCCATCGGGAATGATTTTATTTATTATATCACCTGTTAATATCAGCACTTCATTTCTGAATATTTGAATATCGGAATAACCAAAATCTTCAAAGTCAACAAACGTATTAAATGATGCACTCGCTGATACTGTATTTAACTGATCATTATAGGCAAATGAATCAAATCGTTTTAATTCCTTATTGTTTACTTTGATTTGTATACGTGCCATTACTTATAATATATAATTAAAGTGTCCTTTGGTATAATTGGATTTAAAGGGTCTATGTCTGTCCTATTGAACGCCATTAAATCATTAGCATCTATTAAGGTTTGAAACTTATCATCGTCTACCGTTCCGTAAATCTCAAAACAGATATTAAATAATGTTGTAGCCTCAGTTGTTGTGAAATTATAGGATTTTAAAGAATTTTCTTTTTGCTGTTGTAGTTCCTGTATAGCCGTTTCTGAACTCTTTTGAGTATTGGCTAGTAAAGTATCACTAACTACAAATAGCTTTTCGTTTTCATCTATGATATCCAACGAATCATTATAAGTTACATAATCTTCATATAACTCAGTTAATATGTTTATTTGGTATTCAATATCTGTTATTAGTGCCATAATTATTAATTTACTAGTGCTCTTGTTGATGTAGCGTAATAAGCCATTCTAATTAAATCGTTAATGTTTATTTTTTTGATACCTTTTTGCTTATTGTAGTGTTTGATATAATCATTATCAACAACCATACATCTTGTTTCAGTGTGTGGTACTACGAAATACCGTTTTCCTGTCTTTTTATTGTACTCATTGGCTCTACTCTTCATATATCTGAAATGTAAAGGGTTCCAAATGTAAGAATTCCATAACCAAATAACATAAGCCTTAAGTTTTAGTAATTGTTCTTTAATGTTTTTCATAGTTCTGTGTTTTTATTTTCAAATTTACGACTTTTTATTCATAATAACGTGATTCAACATATTTTGCACCTGTATTTTTTTTAATATCGGTATACATTTTGTTTAGTTCTCGTTTGCCTATTTCAAATCCACATATTACGAAAATACCATATTTACTTTCGTACATAGTCGTTTCGTGCCCATTAAAAGCCTTTAAAGACATTAAGTAAATTATATTGTCAGTATTAAAATCTATACCTGAAATTAACATAAATTCAACGATCATAATTACTTTTCAGTTTCTTTTCTCAAAACATCTTCATTTTCTTGAATATATGCTTTTACGCTTCCATAGCACATATAATTATCTAACAAATGCAATAGATAATCTGCAGGTATGTTTGCCATTTTCTTGCCTTTATGCTTGCCAAATGGCATTGGCATACTATCCGATATTGTAGTCATTTTTTAGTAGTTTAATTATTAACTGGTTTTGCCTCCAAATATTCATTTTGTAATTATATTCACTTTCCCATATTTGATGAGCCTCAAAACAAAGTATATTAACATTACGGGGGTCGCAACTCATTGCTCTATTACTACCACGGCTTAAAATATGACTAATATACACGGCTGAATAGCTTTCTAATGGTTTTGCAGTTTCAGCGCAATAATGAGGCATGTTATCCCAGCAATATCTATAGAACTTATCATTTTGTTTTTGAAAATCTGAATTGCTGCCAAATGTTTCATATTGTAATTCAATTCTTAATGCAATTGGCAAAGTGAACATTCGCCAATTTTGGAGTGGAAAATAGCCCCTATTGAGGATATAATTATATTCTTCTTTAGAGGCTATTTCAATCATTTATTCTGTTGTTTCTTCCGTTTGTTCAACTTCTTCAGCCTCCACCTCTGTAACTTCTGTTTTGTCGGTAGTTTCGTTTTCATCTTCAATAGGAATTAATCCCATTGTCATATCTGCCATTTTGCCCTCAAAGATATAAGCATGTGCCATAGACTCAAGGTCTATAATAATGTCACGAACTTTCATTCCGTCTTTGTATTCCTCTGAAGTGATATGATACACGCTACTTTTTTCATCTGACTTTTTACCAAAATCATCGGTTAATTTACCAAGTATCTGAAACGATTCTGATTTTCCGTAACCCTTCCAAACAAGTCCAGTTACATCTAAATATTGCATTTCGCTTGCATCTCTTTTACGCATTGCGGCAAGGTGAGGCTTTAGGTCGTTTATCCTTTCTTGCATAGCTATAACACACATATAATTTGGCTCACAAGTGCCTGTAAATATTTGTGTTTTATCACCACGATCATCCACTATCTTGTATTTTATTATACAAGATTTACTCTTATTGAGCTTTACTTCTTCCAGTTGAAACAATTCAACCGGAACATTAAATAATCTTTCCATGTTATTTTACTTTTTAAACATTACATACTTGGAGGTTCAATATCACATCCATTATCTTTAGCAACTAAATCGCTTTTTTTGAACTTACTTTTACCCATTTCTAGTTTTCCTTCATCAAACCAATGTACTTTAGGAATATCATCCCCTTTCCCTTTAGGTTGTAATGCATATTGTCTACATCCTGTTAAATAGTCAGCACATCCAACTATTACACCTTTAAAACCTGTTACCTTGTCTTTGGCTTGATAGCCTAAATAATTCTTTTCCATTTTACTTTATTTTTGTTTGTAAATAATCTACTACTTCTTTAATTGTTGTTATTTTCTCAGCTTCATCATCAGTAATTGCAATATTATATTCTTTTTCGAATTCCATAATTAATTCAATAACATCTAAAGAATCGGCTCCTAAATCATTTGTTAAACTAGCATCTTCAGTAACTTCGTTTTCATCAACGCCTAATTTATCCGTAATGATGGATACTACTTTGTTTAATACTTTTTGTCTTTCCATGTTTGTATATTTAATTTATATTAAAATAATTTCAATTTTTCATTTGTTTCTTCAAGATTGTCCAAATGACAAACCGCTGTATCTCTGTAAAATGTTCGTCCCCACTTTTTATAGGGAATAGGTTTTAATAATCTACACCTTGCAACTGTTGGAGGTTTTCCAAATGATCTTATTATAGTCATTAATTGACCTGATTTTTTATGTTTATAAATCATTAAATAGCGTTGGATCGTTCTGGTAATTAGTTACTAATATTTCAATTCTGCGATTCTTTAAGTTTTGACGCTCTCCAATTGTTATAACGTTTAAGTTTCGTTCTTTGGCTTGTTCTAATATAAATGGGTGGTCAAATTCTGACATAGCCCATTTGCAGCCTGTATTTTGATTTGCTTCAAATAAATCGAAGCTATCTTGTTCTGTGAATGAGTTTGAATAATTATCATTGGTATCTAAATAAGGGCTATCATTATAAATAAATTCTTCAGATTTATATTCTATAGATTTAAAGAATTTTCTAAAGTCATAATTTGTAAATTGGGTGTTTTGTAAAAACTTAAACGTTGGATCTATTAATTTTAACAATTCTACTTTTGCATTATCTCCACCCCTTAACCTTAATGATTCACCAGTACCAAATAATGTAAAATTACTAAGGAGTAAAAATCTCAAAGCCTTTTTAATTGGATCCGTTTCTAAATTACTTTTCCAGTACTCCAATAAATCTGAATGAATAGGCATTATATAAAAAGCTTTCTCGAGTTCTTCTTTTTGGTTCATTACAACCTGGAATAAATTAAATACATCAGAATCCAAATCATTCACAATATTATACTTTGCTTTTGGCTTATTAAAAAACATACCTCCAGCACCAAAAAAAGGTTCAATATATATTTTATGAGGTGGAAAATGCTTTTGTATTTCGGCTGCTATTTTCTTTTTATTACCTAATCTTCTAAGTATCATTTTAAAACAGTTCTTTTGAATTTATATTACCTCTCTTTATTACAGCTCCCAATTTAATATTATACATGCCTTTTTTTACGTGTACTTTAAAATCTCCATAGGTTACTGTGTAGTTCTTTTGTGCTATTTTGTAGCCTAAAAACGTCCTTGCAAAGTATCTCACTTTTCCATAGCCATTAGGCATTAATACGGCATCATATTGTTTGTCTTTTCCAGTTTTAGAATATATTAAACGTCTTTTAATCCAATCGGTTTTGGGATTATTAAACCTATACTCATTGTTTTTGGTGCAATTTTCCATTAATTCCCAAGGTTCAGCCGATAATCGTAATAATAAAACTTTCATAAGCAATGCGCTGATTCGATGAATACATTAATTTCTTCTAAAGTCTTGAATTCTACATAATCCAGAAACATTAATAACTCCTGGTCCGATAATTCAGATAATCCTTTGTGTTTTAGTATTGGGAAACCTGATTTTAAGAATTCGTCAACCTCTGATATAGTTTTTATTATTCCCTGCTGAGAATATAGCTCATATTGCCATTCTGGTAATACTTTAGCGTGATAATTAGCTAATCTGCCATTTCTTCCTTTATCTTCAACCTGGATAGTTATAATTGTGTTCTTATTAGGATGTTTCTTTGCGAAATCCTCAATCATTCCAATATTATAAAATCCGTGTTGACCTTTTTTGTTTATGGCACCGGTTATTATTATTTGGTTTTTCATTTGTAAAAACTTAAAATGTGCTCTATTATTGGCAAAGTCCATCCGTCACCTAATAGACTTGCTGCTTTATTTCTTGTAAGTATATCGCAATAGTTATCTGGAAATCCTTGCAACCTACATAATTCTATTTTAGAAAAAGGTCTTATCTGTTCACCATTAAACATAAAGTTATCTTTATCTACTAACGTAAGTGTATTTGATTTTTGCTTTAAATTAACTTCATATTGTTGTACATAATTACCCTTACCAATTCCCCTCCCTCTTTGCGCTACGCAATAAACAACATTCCCAAATCCAACAGTTTTGTATCTTCTTAATAGTTTTTTCATGTCTGTATTTAGCCTACCTTCGCTTTGTAAAATAGCACGAGCCTTATCTCTATCAACAAAACCATTTTCAATAACATCTGAAAGTAAAATTCCTTTGTCTTTTGGTTGTGGTATGTCGGTAATAATATCAAACATTGTTTCCTTTGTTTTTATATTGGTCCAGTAATATCTATCACGTTGTTGTGCTGTCACCAAACTACTATTTATTCTAACTGGGTAAACGCCTAGTTTTCTACTCATAATGCCAATATCTAACTTACTAGCACTTCCAACATTCTCTTGTAAGAAAATAACATTCGGGTTTAATTTTTTAACGTATTCCAATATTTCAATAAACACAAAAAATAAACTACTTTTATCTCCATTAATTCCTGCACGTTTACCAGCTCCACTCAAATCCTGACAAGGCGAACCGCTACCTATAAAATCAATAGTTTTCCAATCAATATCCCATTCTTTCCAGTTCTTAATATTTCCAACTTGTATCACGTCTGAAAAATGATGTTGCTGCAATTCGATAGCATAGGGTTTTATCTCGCTCGAATAGTATTTATCAATCTTAATATTAATATCACAAAATGCCTGTCGTAAAGTTCCCATTCCATTAAATAAACTAACTACATTAATTTCTTTCATCCTAACTATTCAATTGATACAACAAAATCAAAACAGCATCACATTCATTCAAAGTCAATGGCTTCAATTTATACAGTTTAAACAACTTTCTCAACTCTGCAGGTGTAATAGCTACATTATTATAAAAGAAGCCTTTTACGTCAATCTTAAGCTCATTAGTTATCCTTTCAATTCGCTTTTCATCGTCACCTATCAGAGATTTAATATAAACCTTATTTGCATAGTCTTTATATCTGCCTTTGCGGATCTGTTTTTCTTTGCTCTTGAATTTGGTTATTTCCTTTTCAGTTTCTTCAATTGCGCTCTTTAATTGTGATTTTGTAAAGAACAAATAACCATCACATAGCATTTTTCTTGCTTCGTGTTTTCCAGATGTTTCTAAAATATGCTTTACATCACCGGCTATAACTTCATCATTTTTTACATTGTTTTCTATTTTTAAATGCGTGGTTAGGTGGCGAAGGTCTTTTTTTAAGGAGTCTAATGCATCATAATCGATTCCCTTTTCTTTCTTTTGTACTAAATTATGAAACTTTTGCCAAGCTTTAGCCTCTACAACTTGATAAGGAATATTACATGCATAAAGAGCATCTTTTAACCTTTCAAAATTAGTCATTAGTCTTTGCATGTTGGCGTTTACTTTTGGCGATGAAAAAGGGTTAATGTAAATTCTTTCAATTAAACATCTTATATCTGTATCGGTTGGCGAACCTCCAAAAGGTTTTAGAATTTCCATTATATCCCTAAACTCTTCTTTCATTCGAATATTTATAAGCTTTCCGTTATTTCTTATTGAAAAACAACCGTTGCTTATTCCAGGATCAATTCCTAATTGTGGTAATGCAGTCATAGTTTTAATTTAAAAAGGTAAATCGTTCGTTTCTTCTGTTTGTGGTTCTGATGTTAATTTAGTTCGAGAAGGATTATAGTAGAATTTACAATCGCCTATTTTCCCACCTCTATTTTTTGCAACTATAATTTCACCGACACCTACTATTTTTTCACCGTGCTCATTGTTGAATCCATAAATCTCAGGACAATACATCAATAACACTATATCGGCATCCTGTTCAATAGCTCCGGATTCTCTTAAATCTGCTAATTGAGGTCTTTTTGAGCCTCCTCTGTCTTCTACTTTTCTAGATAATTGAGCTATTAATATAAGCGGAACATTTAATTCTTTTGCTAAAATCTTAAACTCTCTTGTTGTGTTGGCAATTAGTTCTTCTCTATTCTTATTATACCTATCCTCCATACTTATCAACTGCAAATAATCAATTATTATAGCATGTAGTTTTCCTTCTTTATACAATCTCCTTGCTCTGGATTTAATTTCCCTTACTGAGATACGAGCTTTATCATCAATTATTATGTTTAGGTTTTCTAGCTTATGAAGACTCTTTTCGATTGACATTAACTCTTTATCGGTTACTGTTCCTTTTTCATAACGATAACTATCAACATCCGATTCACCTTTTATTAATTTATCACCCAATTCTATTTTATCCATCTCAAGGGACCAAATAGCAGCGTATTTATCTTCTTCACTTATGGATTTAGCAATTGAAATACCCAAGCTTGTTTTTGCCATTCCTGGGCGACCTGCAATAATTATTAATTTTCCACCTTTAAGACCAATAATTAAATCGTCTAGCGTTGGCAGTCCTGACGGCATGCCTTTCGATGCATCTTTTGGGTCTTGTTTCATTCTACCCTCTAGTGCAACCATGCATTTACTTAAAACATATCCTATTGAATTTTCTTCTGTGTTTCCAACTGATAAATCGTTTAATTTTTCAACAGCTATATTTAACTCAGAAAGTAAATCCTCAATATCAACAGAATCATCAAAACTTTTCCGCTGTAAATCGCTTGATATTCTTATAACTTCTCTTTTTAAATATGATTGAAATATAATAAAAGCATGTTGTTCAATGTGCGCTGTAGATCCTACTTTGTGCATTAATTGAGTTAAATAAAACATGCCTCCAATTTCTTCAATCTTACCCATTTTTTCGAGCTCTGATTTAATGGTAAACATGTCTATTTGAATTTGCTTTGCGTGCATGTCCCGTATTGCCATGTATATAATTGAATGATGGTCTTTGTAAAAGCATTCAGGGCTTAATATATTTTCAACCTTGTCTATAGCTGTAGATTCTGAAATTAAAGCACCTATTACAACTTCCTCTAGGTCTACATTAGATGGTGGAACCTTGCCGAACTCAGAATCCTGTAATCGTTGTTGTGGGTTGCTCATTATTTGATTCCTCATTATTAAATTGATTACTTCTTTTAGCCCATGTTGACAATCTACGACTGAACGACCATGTTTTTTGCATTTCGAACTTCATTTTTGTATTTGTTTGATTTGGTTCAGTCCAGTAACTAAAGAATTCATCCAGAGCCTCTTTTTTAAACATTACCTCAGTATTAACTTCTTCTAATCGAATTTTAAAGGCTTCTTTTCTTTGTTCGATGGTTAATTTCTCTTTTTTCTCCTTTGAAAATAGTTCGGGTTGTGGTTTTTTCTGAAACTCATTGTCCCATGGCACAAATACATCTGTTGTTCCTTTTTCGTTTCCAAATCCATAAATCCAACCTCCTGGAACTCTCATTATTAATCTTGCATTATCTAATATTATTTTATCATGCAATTTCATTTTATAAATATCTTTTTCCATAGTGTAGTTTTTATTGTAATATTTATTTATACCTTCTATTAGCCGCTTACCTCCTTTAGAATTAGCTAATTTTTCAATCGTTTGTTCTTTTTCGTTCTGTTTAATAATGATTATTTCATGCGTACCATATCCCGCTGAAAAAGCAAGAAACATTAAACATAGTACAGCCATAATTATGTGTGATGTTTTCATAATAATTAGATTTCATATTCAACAACAACAGGACAATTAATAACCTTAGCCAATAATACAGTAGTATTTGATTCTGTTTTGGCGAATACATGAAATTCATACTCTTTTGAATCATAATAAGGCTTTGTTTCGTCTACAATTTCGGTAATAGTATAGCTTCTTTTCTTAATGCCTACTAATATTACAGTATTTCCAACCTCATACGACCTACCATTTTGTATTTCTATTAATCTAATTGCATTTAGCTTACGCTTTTTAATTTGGTCATATAATGCTTGTGCAAATTCTATAAATTGACTTTCTGTTTCGGGTTTCTTTTTACTAATTACATCCTTTACAATAAAGGGTATGTACTCGTTTCTTATGTTTTCCATGGTTAAAACAATTTAAGTAAATTATCAAATGCTGAATCTATTTCTGTTCCTAGTTTTTCATAAACTTCAACCCCAAATGATTCAGATGTTTTGCTGGCTTTTTTATCATGCATCTTGGTTATTTCAGTACACAATTTTAGCAACCTTTCATACTTAACACATGATTCAGTATCGCTTATGTATCTAATAGGGTTAAATGTGCTTAATTCAGTTTCTAATTTGTCAATCAAAAAGCTAATCTTAATTAGTTTAATTGATTTTTTAAGTAGGTCTTTTTCGTTTTGGTTCATATTATTCAGGTATTTGAGATTTGATTTTATATTTCCTATCTGAATGAACACATTGGTCCAAAAACTCATGAGTACAACCACCTGTTTTATTTGGGCTTTTGCATATTCCAAACACATTACTAGCTGGTTTAAAATTCTTACATTTAGTTATTTTTGCTCTTCTTTTCATTATTCAGGTATTTGAGTTAAATCTAATCCTAAAGTGTTTTTCTTGTCAAAGAAAGGAACTTTTGCAGCTTTACATTGACTATAAATATTTCGAATCCATTCTTTTTTCATTGGTCGGGCTTTGTGTCCAGTTTCTGGTCCTGCAATTACCCAATCTAAATGATTTATTACTGGTGGTTCTGTTGGTAAACCTAAACAGCCGCATTCTGAACCTGAACAACACATTTGCGGTCCGTCTGGAAAATGTTCTTCTGGGTATTGCAAATCAATATCACTAAGTAAAGGTTCGCAACTAATAAACCGTTTTGCCGCTGGAATTTGACACAAAATAGGAATACGTTTATTTGCTTGTTCTTGGTTTTCGGTAGTTACGCCTAGCCATAAGTTAGGTAAAACATCAAAATATTTTAATGGATTTAACCATTTACCAGCAATACACTCTTCATCATTTTGCTGCGCTTCTCTACCCATATGAATAAAATAATCTTTCATTCTTTCGGGTCTTTTTGTCAAAATCTGAAACGTGTGTTGTGGGTTTTGTGCTATTACAAACCAAACTTTATCTATCCATTCAAAAGGTACTGATTCATGAAACAAATCACCCATTGAGCAAACAAATATCATTCGTGGCTTTTTCCACTTAAAAGGCTTTTCTAGTTGGGATTCTGCAAAGTGTGTTTTTCCGTTCCATTCTTTTATATACCTAAAATCTTCCAACACCTTACCATTATCTTTTACTACATGCATATAATATGATGTTTTAGGCATATGTAATAATCTAAAAGCCATCTTTTCAGCATAGCAGTTTTTACATCCTGGGCTTATTGGTTCACATCCTATTATTGGATTCCAAGATTCGTCAGTCCATTGTATTTTAGTCATAATTAAGGTTTATATGTCATTAATTCTATCAAATCATTATCATATATATTTCCAGCGTAATTGAATTTTTCAGAATCTTCCATATTGTATGTGTTCTGAAATCCTTCATCAAGTGCAGATATTCCGTTATCAATATAACTAAGATATTCATAATCATTCAACCAAGCAAAAACACCCCATTCCTTAATCCACCAACACACCATATATAACCTAATATCTCCATGGTCTTTTTCTACTTCTGTGAATGCAATATCTCCATGGTAAACTTCACGCCCTTTTTTAAGTTTGAAATTAGTGAATTGACCTATTGTTTTTATATCAACTTCTATAAAGTTTTCTGAAGGCATACTAAGTACTGGAACAAATCCACCTTCAATTATATAAGAAAATGTGTATTTTGGCTTAATATTTTGGAATAAATATCCATAAACCCATTGTTTCGTTGTTATCCTTTTTCCTCTAAATTTTATTGTTTCCATAATTCAGGTTTATTTATTACTACTACTTTCGTGTAATCTTATTACTTCGCTGTTTTCTCCTTTGTTTTTAAAGAAAAATTCTTGTGCTTGTTCTGAGCTTAAATGTGTATTTATAGCTCCTTTTTGATAGGCAAATTGTCCACGGGCTTCAATTGCTGCAATGCTTTCATGTACTGTTTCTTCTGAATAGTTATGTTCGAGTGCGAATAAATCATAGTCTTTTGCTTGAATTCCGATTAAATGCCCCGTGTCAGTACAATGTATTGTTTTATGTGAATCTTTAAATATCCTGTAGCCAACATTTTCAACATCATGATACAGTTTTATAGTGCTCAAATCAAACTCCCCGTAATCATACCATTTGCCAACCTCGAAAACATCTATATTGCGTAAATGATTAACGTGTTTTAACATATGCGCTGGTGCTCCGATTCTTAACGATGGTCTTTCAAATTGCATTCTTTCAAGCGTTGCCATGTTTAAATGGTCTGAAAAGTGCTCGTGTGTTAATAATACTATTTGAATATCCATTATGTAAGGTTCGATTAAGCTATATGATACTCCAATATCTAATAATATAGAATTGTGGTAAATTATAGCGTTGCCGTGGGAGCCAGATGATAATATTTTGTAACTACTCATCTTTAGGAAGTAGCTTAAATTGTATTTTATTATTCCATATTTTCTGAACTCTGAATCTACTATTTTTAATTTCAACAACTTCTCCAACCCTGAATAAGTCATTTTGTTGACTTTCTGATAATTCAGAAACTTCTTCACTCTTTAAAAAATCAAAATTTCCTTTTTTATTATCCATAATAGTTTAGTTTTAGGACAGTTAGCTTTATAGTGATAATTATTTGTCATATATTCTTTTGCCGCTTATCGTTTCGGAATACTTCAAAGATTTTGTTTCTGTGTTGAATCTTGATTTTGGCAGCTTTTTATATACGTATGGTATTTCTTTTAAATTTCTGTCGTTATTGTGAGTTTTATTATATTTTGGTCTTAATTTTTTAATAACGTCCGCTTCGATTTGCTCTAACGCTCTGTCACTTAAGTCAAGGTAGCTTTTAAAACTAAAACTATCAAATATCTTATCTTCATCATTAAAGTGGTCTGTTATTCGATTAAATACATTCGTTTTTGACATTCCAACATAAACAACTTGATTATTGTAATAAAGTTTATATAAACCTCTAACAAACATTGTATTTGAATAATACCTATTATTTTCAACCCTATTCCTGTATTTTTCTAGTTTTGTTTGCTTTTTGCCTTTGTCTCTTATTGAGGCTCTTTGTTCATCAATTGATTTACCCATTATGATACTTTTTTGTACACTTTATTAGAAGTAATGCAGTAGGAAAGTGTAAACCTCATTGAACAAAGCCGCTAAACTTTGACTGCATACCAAATATAAGAATAATCTTACAAATTATCTTCCATTTCCAAAATTATTTACCCAGTATATATATTTCTGGTTTTGTAACTATACGTTTCAGGTTCACGAGAATCTAAAAAACCTTTTCCTTCATTATTATCTGTGAGTTTTTTAAACTCCAATAATTCACCCGCAAAAGGATCTGGCATATCTTCTTTTTTGTAACTTATTCGTAACGAATTCATGCAAAATCCTTTAACTTCCTGTTCGCTGCTAGTGCTAGTTACTTTATAAGTATAATAACTATCGCCATAGGATTGTTTCTGTCCAGCCTGAATGGTTTCAATTTCAAATGATATAGTGTACTTTTTCATAATTCAATTTTTATTTATTTTTATCCAAATCCTTTAAATTAACCTTCTTTTTGCCGTCTGTTTGTGGCTTTGGATCTTCCTCCTGTAAGGGTGTAATATCCCTAAAATTACCACTATCACCTTCATGTTCTGTATCATTTTCAAAAGCCTTTTGCATTTCTGTTGACATAATACCCCATGTTCCAAGTAATGATTTTAAAACTGTTTTTAATGCCATTTTAGGACGTGCCAAAGGGTCGGACCATTTACTTTTAGCTGATTTATATCTTAAATCATTTGCATACATTTTAGAGAATCTAACCGCATGAGCTTCTATTTGTGCCAATGTCATATACGCCGATGCTGTAAAGCCTGTGTTTAGTTCTAAATAAGCCAGATAACCTATTGTTTTTCCTGTTTCGTTTTCTCCAATGAATTTAATAACACCGGTTATTTTATTGCGTTCAATTTCACCCTCTTTTATTTCACAAGCGTTTAAATATTTATATTGACCTGAGCGAATGGCCAATTGTATTAATCCCTTGTAACCTATTTGAAAGCTCGGAATACCTTTGTATGGAATAACATAAGCATAACCAAGATTCTTGTTTAATGGTAGGTTTAAAGCTGTAGCGTTCATGGCACACATAACAAGCTTTTTGGGGTCACATTCTGCAAGCTTATTATCTCCATCAACTAATGCAAGTAAATTACTTACAAATTCTGATTTCTTTTCGTTCAAATTATCCTCTAAGAACTTCTTTGTATTAGGCATATTTAGATAATTGCCTACTGTTTGTTTCGCTGGTACAGTCATAATTACAGATTTATAAAGATTCGTATTCAATTTCGTTTTCATCAAGGAATGTAGCTAATAACCTTAATTTAGCCATGGTAGTTTTAACCCTAAATTCAGATTCAAGTATTTCCTCTTTTTCTAATTGCTCAACAGGCTTTTGAATAGGAGCGGCTGGTTTTTTAAGCACTTGTATTTTTACAGTACTTTCTGTTGGTGCCTCAATTTTAGGTTTATTAGCCTCTATATACTCTTCAATCCTACCTTTAAAACCTGCAATACAAGCTGTAAATTTATCTTTTGATAATTCCTTAATTTCACTTTCTTTTACAAAAATAAGCTCATTATAATCGAATGTTTTTGTTACAGAATTATAAGTCATTGAAATATTACGAAGTTCCGAAACCTTTCTATCCCATTGTTTTTGCTCGGCTTGTATTTTAGCTTGTTTTTCAGCTTCTTTTCTTGTTAAGACATCAGTAATCGCTTTTGATGAATTAAGCGTTTTTTTGTACTCTACTAGAATTTCTATGCTATATTCCTGCGAAGCAATCAACACTAAATCATCAGCTACCTTTAAAACAAATGTATTTGATTCTTTTTTAAGCTTGGTAACCGTATTGGTAATATTGATGTTTAGCTTTGCATCTTCGAATTTAAGAAAGTCAACGCTTTGGTCCGCACACAACTCAACAAAGTATATTTCAAGTTCCTTTTTCTTTTCGTCTTTTAGGGTATTTTCGAAAGTCTGAATTTTATCTTTTGCCGACTTCTTAGCTTTGGTTAATGGTTCAGTTATTTGAGATTTATACGATTCCATTAATTCATCGTATGGAGACAAACAACCTTTTTTTACTGCCTTTCGGTTATCCTCACAAACGGTTTCAATCTTGTTTAAATCTGAATGAATAGTTTTTAATGCCTGAATAGTATCTTCTGTTACTACTTGATTCTCAATATTGAGTTGTTCAATATACTTTTGAATCTCCTTGCCTGTCTCGATAATGTTGTGCTGTATTTTCGGGACTTGCACTAATTTAATTTCGTTTTTCATGTGTGTTTTTTATTTATCGTTTATATTTCCTATTGTTTAAAATGGCAAATCCTTATATTCGTATTCGCGAACTATTCGAGTAGCCTCTATGCACTTATCAAGATCGTGTTGAGGCATGTTATTTAATACCACCTTAGCATTACGATATGCTATGTCGGTTTTTTCTTTTTTTACCAACAACTCTCTTTCAGGATTTTGTGTTTCTACGAAATTAATTGCTTCTATCATAATCTCTGATGGATTGTCGGTTTCGTGTACTTCAATTTCAACGCCTACTTTTTTATTCTCATAATTTGGCATCGAAAACACTCGTGAATAATTTACTTTTGTTATTCTCATAATTATCTATTTAGAACTTTAATATAATCAATAGCTAATAATCCAAATATTGATCCCAATACAGCGCAACCTACTATTGTTTCTTTTAAGGGTATGTTTTTGTCAAAAAATATCCATAAAAAGAGTACAGCAAAGATAAACATGAATGCTGTTAGTAGTCTTACTTGTCGTTTTCGAGTGGCAACCATAATTCTTGCATTTTAGTTAAATCTAATAGCTTTGTTATTTTATCAAGCAAATCATACTTAAGTGTCCTAGGATCACTATCTATTAATCCCTTTACTTTGCCATTAAGTGCAATCTTATCATTATTGCTTTCGCTTTTAAGATCGGGCCATAAGTCCATAGCAAAACGCCTACGTTTACCTTTTCCATACTTCTTTTCGATAAAGTGCTCAATGTTGTTTATCATATGATTTGTTTTATTTGCATGGCTAAAGTAATACTTTTTGTTTATTCTACAAGCAAAACTAATGATTTTTATTTATTATAAACGAAAAAAGCCCCGTAAAGTGGGGCTAATTCTTGATTATGCAACTGCTCTTAGCGGTGCAAAATCGTGTGTTATTGTTTTGTTAGTTATTGTTTTGTACTCTCAATTATTCATACTTGCAACCTGTCTAAGTCAGTCATCCCCTTTTGCCAGGTTAAAGAGTTGTTGGCAACCTCTTACTTTATAACTGTGTTGTGGAGATGGCGGGGATCAAACCCGCGTCCAAATTGTTTTACTAATAATGTCAATGAATACTTTGTAAAATTACAACTAAATATCCAATTAACAAAAAAGCCCCGCAACCGAAATTGCAGGACCTCAACACAACATGAAAAACTTCTTTATTCTACTTGCTTTGCAAATAGGTCTTTGAATACTGCCTTTAGTTCGTTAAATTGAGTTTTTATGCGTTCCAGTTCTTTCTTATCAATCTTATCGTCCTTTAGAGCATCATTGAACGCATCAATAACATCTAAAGTTTCTTTTACTAGTTTTCCGATTAATAACAGCTTACCTTTTCCCTTTATCCAGAATCCACCGGCAAAAGTTGCAATTAACGATACTACGATTGTAACAATCGTTCCTAAATCAACACTTTTTAATAAATCAATCATTTGTTTTTCCTCCTATGTTTTAGATTAAAAAATTTACGTTTTTGTTTTACTTCTGGTTCAGGTTGTTCAATATCCTGATTTATATCAATTACACCGCCCTTTTTAGCCCTTAACTTCTTAATTAGGTATGTAATGTCTTTTGGATTGAATTTATACACTAAAAACGCTCCTAGAAACGATCCTAAAAATGTGAATATTAAACTACCTATTAAAAATCCTGTTAATGCGCTCATAACCAAAGTTTATCAATCGCTGTTAATATTCTTTTAAATTCAACAGGGTTTAAATCAACCTTTCTACCAGGTGCAACATTTCTATGGTCTGTAATATCGCTTTTTTTAATACCCCACGCCTCTATTCTAGGTATCAACCACTCAATAAAACTTTCAATTTGTGCAGCTGTTAACGGCTCCCTATTGCTGTTAATATGAAAACTATATCCCAACATGAAATTATTGCAATGTTTTCTACCATTAAATTCACTAGCCCCTGCATGCCATGCCCTTTGATTATCTTTTGCAAATACCGTTCTGGTTCCATCCTTCCATCCTACACAATGATAAGAAGCCCCATTTATGGTTTCACCCGTGCTAATAGTTGGTTTTGATTCGGTCATTTGCTTAATTAAATCATCTTTCAATAAATAATTATGATGCAATACAACACCTATTGGATTTATAAACCTACCTGACGAATGATTCCCTTGTGTAAATGTTTCTAAATATTTCATAATTAAAATCCTTTATATTTTGGGCTTTTAGCTTCTCCACGGGTTTTAAATGCAGGATCGTTAATTTTAACCTCGTGAACTATTATTTTATCATGCATTTCATCTACCTTTTTATACATCTTTTCTAATGTAACCGTGAAATTAGTATACCGTATCATTTCCTTTTCTTCATGAATGGCAATTTGCTTATCGGTATATTCATTAACATCAGTTTCCATTTTCTCCAAATCATCAGTTGTTGCTGCATCGTTTATTTTTGTATTCTGACTAAACGCACCAGTTAGCGTAAGTGTTATTAATACTGTAATAAAAGAAGCTACAACAAGCCTCATTATTTCTTTTGCTTGTACCATATAATAGGAATAATTAATAATGAAATTGTTAATGCACTTATTAAAAGATTACCCTCGTAGTTGTTTACCGATTCTCTAAATAGAGAATATTCCATGTTAATTTTAAATAACAATCGGATTATGTGAAGTAAATAAGCTACTGCTAAAGCATAGTAAGGCAACCTTTTAATAAATCGCTTTCCTTTTGCAAAAAATAAACACAATAAAAGCCATGATAAATGTTGAGAAACAAAATAAAATATAGACCAATTAGTACTTTCTAATGGTGCTAAATTATCATATGCACACTGCGCAATGATAAATAATCCAATTGGCAATATTTTATAATATTCTTTCATTTACTTTTTTACTGGCTTTTCTGGAACGCTTTTGGTTCCTGTTGTTTTCTTTTTTGGCTTTACTGGTTTTTCTGGCACTCCCATGATTTATATATAAAGTTAATATTAATTTTCTATGCTTTCGAGTTTCAAATATTCATCCTCTGTTAAAAATTTATCTACCTGAAGCATATATTTGGCTAAATCAAAAAATTGCGATGTAATATACTTATCTACTCCACGAGTATTGATTCCTAATCTTTTTGTATCTCTGGTACTCGTAGCACTATTAATTTGAATACCAATAGCCATTTCATTGTTTGCCAGATATTTTACACCCCTGGCAACATCTTCAAGTACCCATTCTGTTTCAGGGTCGTATCCCATTATATCCACTAACATAACATCCAAACGTTCCAATAATTTTTCAACTGGAAGTTTGATGAAATAGTATGTTTTTGGTTTCCAAATAGAAATCATAATTTCACTTATTTAAGTGTATCTGAATAAGACAATATAGTGATAGTAGAAGGTGTGGCAATAGCTTTAACCTCTGATCTAAATCTATCTCCTGGGTATAATGTTCCTGAAAATGGAAATCCTACCGATCCCGTAACAGTGGTTATACTTCTTTCCATTTCTACATCATCAAACGGATCACTTTCTGTATCAATGGTTTTTATCATCCTAAAAACATGCTCTACTGCTCCCCCTGATTTAACAACCGACATAGATATATTACCAGCTATTGAAAGTGGAGTTAAATCTGTATATTCTCGTTCACCAGTAGCAGCGTCTAATAGTTTAGTTCTGCTTTCTAAACCACCTTCAATTGCAGTCCCTAGATTTAGTGGTCCCCAATTAGTTGTTGTTGTTGTATCGGTTGCGCCCGCAATATTTCCTTTAACAGATATAGCACTTCCTGTTTGACTGTCAGGTTGAGCACCATTCCCTGAAGCATTTACATATTTACTATTTTCAGTTAAAGAGCCTGAATCCCATGTTCCGGTAATAGTAGATACCCACGTTTTATTTACTTGTACACTATTGGTTTGTTTATTGTAAACATATGTTCCACAATCATACATTGTGCTTAAATCAGTATCTAATAAGATAGTTTCACCATCTGTTAATGTTGTTCCGGATTCTGTTAATGTAACTGAATTACTCAAAAAGCTACCAGTTTCATCGCTTCCAAACTCTATACTTGCTATTTCAAAATAAGTTGTTCCATCTGTAGCAGATATAATATAAGTGCCATTATAATCTGGGTTAGTAGTGAATGTAGAATTAACTATCTCTTGATATTGATAGAGCGTACCGCCTGTAAAATTAAACCTAGCTATTCCGCTTGAATCCGTAACAGATGTTATATTAGTAGCTCCTATTGATGCATCAGCAACAGCCGTAAAAGCTCCTGTACTTCCTGATTTAAAGAATGTTGTTAAAGCTCCTGCTGTTATGTTATTCTGAACTTGCATAGGAACTTCAATAGTCGGATCAAGATAATAATTCGATTGAGAAGCACTACCGATAAATACATTGGTATTAAAATTAACTGCCAACGCAGGAATGTTAATTGCTTTTAATATTGCATCATCACCTGTAAAATCTGAAATAAACAACACTCCGATAACCTGAGTTCCACCAGTGTTATTTATAACCAACCCATCTTTAAAACCTGCAAAGGTTCCATCTAAAAATTCATTAGTTCCTTCAAATGTATTAAATGCTCCACCAATAGCAGAACCGGTTCCTGTAAAAGTAACTCTAAAATCATTAAATTTAGAATTGTAATTATTGCCAGCTATGCTTAGGAAAGTAGCATTATCTCCACCTATTACAAATGATGCGTGATCGCACTTAAATCTTGAACCAAGTATTAGATTAAAAAGAGTTTCATTATCATGGTCACTTGTAAGCGTGTGATTTTCTTTGTCATCGCTAGTCCATTCAATTATAGAGCCTAAAGCGCAGTTAAATCTTTTGATAGTGGATAATGTAAATGATTTTTTCATTACATACTTACCACTTATCAATGTACTAGCGTCACCAACGGGTGTTGGAAAATCATCTTCCGAATAAATGTTAAATACATCAAGCCCTACCGTATCTACATAGTAAGAATTATCATCACTTAATTTACGTAATATAGCTTCTATATCTCCCGATGCAAGCTTATCTTGCAAATATGCTTTTAATGCCATAATTAAAATGTTTTTATTTGATATATAGGTAAATCTGTATCTTTATCATAAAGAGGTAAATCTGTATCTTTATCGAATGATTGTTCATAAGGCTCACTAGCCATATCCTTAATATACTTTCCATCATCTGATTTTGTTAGTCGGAAATCTGCTTCTGGTATTCCTGATAAATCAATAGCCATTAATTGATCATGCGTAACCTCTAATGGATCATCTTTAGTGGCTCCATAAAATATATCTAATTCTGGATAAGCTTTTGTTAATGCAAACATTCCTGCATCTCCACTAGGTTGTTTAACCTTACCTGTATTCCAAAAGCCTTTGTTTGGTTCAAATTGACCTATATTTGTATATCCTGAAACTGTAGGATTAAAGAACCCATCGACCCCTTTTATGACATATAAATAATAATCAGAATCCCCAGGATGTGCATCATCTTCATAAATTTCTCCACCATATATACTTAGAGCTGGTTTTGCTAGTGCGCTTTTAGTGCCCCAAGCCTCAGCTTGGTTTGCTCCAATTAGAGTACCGTCATTAAGTCCTAAGCGGTCTTTAATGACAACTCCTGTTGCATCTTGCATCCATAATTCAGTACCATCATCTAACTTTAGATAACTTAATAAACCTGCTGTAAAATCAATATCATTAACATTAAGTCTTGGTACTGCATCATCTGTCCATCCAATACGGTTGTAGTATCCTTCATATGTTGGATCAGGTTTTGCAGCATCTAAAACCCATTTAGATTCACTTAAGGTAGCTTCTTGATATATCCCAATTATAGAACCTCTTTCGCCATATAAATAACGACCTTCGCCCTCATTTGTATAATACCTCTCGCCTCGGTAAATTATATCTCTATATTGAATATCTATCTGACCCGTGTATCCAGGTAATCCATAATTTAGTATATTAAACATAGGCAAGGAGTCAATTGTATAATCCCCACCTAAATTAACAAATGTGTTTACTAATACATCATTCACTATTAATTTATCATTATTATATTCGATTTTATTCCATGCGCCAAAAGTAATTGCACTTGTATTAAATTCTTCAGATACACCTCCAGTATATAATCTAACATTTAAAACGCCTGTTGTTCTCAGCCTAACCCAAAAACCTGCACTAGACAAATCTGTTTCGCTAAATATCCAACCATCAGCAGTAGGTGCAGACGCTACATAAAAACTAAAGCCTATATTATAATCTTTGCCTAATACTTCGCTGGATAATCTTTCAACAATCAGCCTATCTTTTGTCACTTTATTTAGTGCGATTTTATATTTATTTGTTGGTACAACTGGTATATCATAAACTCTAATAGAAACTAATGATTCTGCAACCTCACCTGTTAAATATACTACCGGTGCACCACCCTCAAATATATGACCCCAATACAGCTTATAATTTATTGGATTAGTACCAAATGATATTTTAGCAGTTGGTGCATTTGTTTGTAAAATAGTTTCTGTTAATTCTAAATAATTGCCGTTATTTGTAGAGTACGTTACAGGTACAATTGTATCAATTATTGTTGGTCTTGCAACTGTCGGATCATAATCCACATTATCAACATTAATTTTATCATAAAATAAACTAGGCGTTATCATATTTTGATAGTCAACATCTAAAGATATATCAACTAATGCAGTCATTTTATTATATACTTCAAAAGCATCATTGTCATATTCAATTTGAATATATTTATTTCTTAATCGCTGATTTGCAAATGTTGTAGTATTGAGCATATTTGCACTATCGGAATATTTAGCAATATTGCCGTAATGAGTAGCAGTTACACCAATATCTATTGATACACCATCAATTAATAGCTCATTTGTTATAGTTTCCTCATAGCCGTGAACTTCGCCTGTAAATGTCCCACTCCCAGCAATTTGATAAACACCTATATTTGATAATTCTTGTATTAATTGTAATTCACCATTTTTAAACTCATAATAAGACCAATAATCTAAATGAAGCGGTGCGTTAATTACTCGTTTAATTACATGAGTATGTTTGTCATTTATTATAGTTATAGAAGTATCTGCAACCACATTAACTATTAATTGTTGATTTTTATAAAATGATTCCCCTCTATATTCTTCTATTCCTATTCCTGTTAAGTTATCAAAAGTTAGATTAACCCCCGTCCCAATAGTCAACACCTGAGTATCTGTAATCTGTAAATCTACAGCAGCTCCTCCTATACCGAAGTTTTTCCAGTACCAAAGATCATCTTTAGTAATTATTTCAGAAGATTTACCAGTAAATACCCATTGGTAATAATTCGGAAATCCAACATCAGGCGGCAATAGTCCATTAGCATAAAGTATGCCTTTTTGGGCTAAAATACCTTTATGTAGTAATATACCTAAATGTTTTAAAATAGTCATTATGAAATATCTTTTACATAAGTTAAATCTTTATCCTGTACTATAATTCTATCTGCCGTTCCGATAAAAGCAATGTATCTAGGCATTCCACTCAAAGCCGATACTAAATCATCCGTTAAGTTTTCAAGCAAACAGGGCGTTAAATCAGTAACATTTACCAGTGTACTTACTTCTTCATTACTACCGTAAATCATTAAATCTACGGTTCCTTTTAGTTCTAAAATCACAGGTCTTTCGTTAGTTACCGAACTATGATCTGCTACTAAATATAATTTTCCTGTTTCTGCTGCCATGATTGTATGTTTTAATGTCTATTATATAGTATATGATATAGTATAAGTTGATGTTTTATTTAAATCTGCTGTACCCGTTGCCGTGACTACACCTGTTGAGCTTATTGAAAGCGTTATTTCTTCACCAAGTTCGGATTTAATATGAGCAATTTCATTCCTGATACCACTCTGAACAGCAGGTCTATATCCAGAAGGAACGGTACCCGTTATCGTACAATCATTTATAAATCCACTAGATGTATTATTTGTAAATTTAAAAGTTACCAATACGATGCTACCTAATCTTTTAAACGAACCGCTACCAATCGGAACCCCTGGGTTTGCCGTAGCTTCAATGGATAATCCAGAAGTAGTAGATTGTTTGGCTTCATATTTATTAGTTAGTAATGTGCCATTTTCTTTGATTGTATTAAAATCTACAGCATCGCCTAATTGAGCATATTTATCAGTTAGTAATGTGCCATTTTCGCTGATTGTTTGACCTTCTACATTTCCGGCAGCATCAACATTTATTGCATCTACATCTTCTAGTATTATATCTTCACATGATATGTCTCCATTTACGCTTAATTTTTGCGGTGGAGACAAGTTGTCTATTCCAACGTTTCCAGTTGTGTCTCTAATAGTAACAGCGTCTGGGTAATTGAATGTTCCTATTTTAAAATTAACTCCGTTTGTCGTTTCAAGAACAGCAAACCCGGTCGAACTATTATACCACCAAGCTGTCCTATTCGTACCAGAACGCATAATTGAGATTTTACCCTCGTTAACTGAAAATTTTTCAGTTGGGAAATACGTATTAACGCCAACCTTGTTTTGCATTAATGCTAATATATCATCAACCAAAATAGTGACTAATGGGCAATTTAAAAAAGCATCTACGCCTATTGATGTGGCTTTTGGTAAAGTTGCATTAATTAGCAATGTACAACCTGAAAAAGCAGTATCACCAATTGTAGTTAATTCTGTAAATGTTACATTTTGTAATTTAATACAGTTTTTAAAAGCGTCTACAACCAAAGCAACAGGATTGTTTGAGCCTGCATATATTTCAATATATTTATTTAATTCGGATTGATTTACCGTTTGACTCGTGTCTATTCCTGCAAAATCACCATCTATTGTAATAATATATCGTCCTGTAACAACATAGTTTAATACCTTAATACCTCCCGTATCGGTATGAGAATCATCAACCGTGCCATCTCCTTTATTGATTGAATATGTAGTCGAACCACCTGTATCTAAATGCAAATTGTTATTACCAGCAACAGCATCAAACACTATATAGGTTTTACCTGGTTTAATAGGATTGTCTATAATAGCTAACCCGACTCTACCTTTTTCTAAATCAGCCTGGTCTAATAATCCGGCTACTACTGCCGTTGATGGGGTTGGAATTGTACTTGACATATTTTTATATTTTATTGTAAAGCGTAAACATTACCGTTAATAGAATAAACATTACTATTATCAATTGCAAATGCATTGTAAATAGTCATCGTATCATATAGCGCAACCTGTAAGGGTTTAAGGCTCATTATTAAATATATTGCATTGTAATAATAGCTTATTGAAACATTTCCTGAAACTCTAAATGAATTATAAGATAATGGTCCCATTGCAAAAGTTAACTTTTCATCACTTATATCATTAGCTCGTAAAAATCCGTCAGGGTCCCCACTTGAATTGTATTCTATTAATATATTTTCAAAACCAGAATCATCTATAGAACTTTGTATATAATCTCTTGAAAGTCTATTTTGAGATTGTGGAAATAACATGTATCCTTTAACTACTAATCTTCTTTCTTCTATTGATGATAATTCAGGTACATTTATTTCATACCTCTTTTCCCATGGTTCAGGATCAAAATTATCATTAACAAACCAAACTTGATCATTTATAGTTAAGACAGCATATTCTTTTACCAAATTAAACGCATAAGCTAAAACCTCATGGAATATCTTGCTAAAAAGAATACTTCTAAAAGCTTTGCCGTCTGGCTTTATTTTTAATATGAATTTATACCAATCACCCATTATACAAATGTTACATCTTCTAATCGTGGACACTCACCGTAATATAATGCTAAAGCAGGATCATTTGACGGACTTAATGTTGTTGGATAAACCGAACCGCCTCTATAACCTACTACATATTTACTCATTGACGAATAACTTGCACCTAATAATATATCAATTTCCATATCAATACTATCAAATGTTATTCCTGCATTAACTAGTAGTTGAATAATATCAACTAATGCTACTGTATTTTCATAAGTATTATAACCTTCTGTGGTTTGTATGAATTTATTAACCGTGTGTAAAAATGGTCTTTTTAATAATAAATATTCTCTAACCAAGCTTTCAATTGATGATTGTTGTTGACTATCTCCATTTGTAAGTTCTAGTTTTACCCCTGTAATTTGAACAGGTAAAACATAAGAAGTGTTTACAAACTCAAAAAATTCAACAGGAGGTTGACTAATTCCATTGGAATCATATTTAATTGAATCAATAGCATCATCAATTAAACCACCACTAGGAACTAATACTTCTTCATCCGTAGATTCGCAATAAATAACAGCCTTTCCTGCTTCACCATCTGCAGTATATGGATAACCCGTTTTTAATCCATTTACATTTGCAACCCATACTATATAGTCACTTGCATTTCCATGGCCTAATCGTAATCTTTCAAATGCTACTACAACCTCTCTATATTCGTCTATTGTTTCAGCATCTACGGGCGTTTCAGTTATTGCGCTTACTATTATTTCGTTTTCTGCAAAATCTAATGATTTTTGAGCTACCAAAACATCACTTACTACTAATGCGCTTTCTGTGCCAGCCGTTAATGCTCTTACTGATATATCATCACCTCCGGCAACTGTTGCAAGAGACTCATAAACATAATCAGTTCCATTTATATTTTTTGTAAACGTTGAGCCTACAGGAATATCACCACCTCCATTTTTTTCTATTGTAGTACATGTATATTCTCCTTGAATAGCTAAAAAAGGTCCTCTACCTATTTTATCTTGTCCAACTTCAATAAGTTTTGATGCTTGCATGGAACCTACCCAAATATTATTAGATAACCCATCAATAATTATAACTAATAAATACAATCCCGCTGTAATTACCTTAGATGTTGCTATGATTGTAAATCCTGCATTATCCACTGAAATACCTAAACGATTGCACCAGTCATTTATAATAAGCTCGTATAATTCGTCAAATGTCATATTAATAAATTTGCCAGTTCGTACTATCTAAAGTTTCTTTAGTATTTTGATATATAAAATTGAAAGCCTCATTAAATCCTGTCAATTCAATAATAATCAAAAGACTTGTTTTTTGATAAGCAATAACTACGTTGCTTACTTCAATATTAGGATTTTTTTCTGTGAATCTCTTTAAGTCATCGTTTACAGTTTTTCTTATGATATTTAAATTGGGTTGATTTATAGAGGCGTTGTTTTTAATTGTTATTCCTGTTTTGCTGCTTACATTTGGCGCAATTGTACCAAACGCACCATCTGCCCACCAAGTTGCCGATGAAGTACCAAAAAGAGTAACATACAATTCTGTATAAATACCCTCATCTGTTTGATAATCGTTTCTATCAAAATAAAAATGACCACCATCTAAAGTATCTTTTAGTTGTAAGTTAAACATCGTTTCCAGTTTGTACTACATTTACACCCGTACCTTCAACTTCGATACCAAATTTACCCTCTGTTTTATTTACCAAAAATATAGTTATTTCGTTTTTACCAGTTGGTTCGTTTTTATCGCCTCTAAAATTATTATTTGTATTGGTTATACTTTTTTGTTCGACTAGATTCTCTGCATTATTAGATATTATATTTCTTTCGTTGGTTATGGCTGTATTTGCTATTTGTTTTGTCATTAGTCCACCACCTACATTTGCATCTTTTAAAATAGAGGTTGTGAATTTACCTTTCCATTTTCCTTTTTCAAAATTAGTATTATCTGTTACTGCAGTTGTGTTTTTATCCAAGGCATCAGCTATTTTAGTATCTGCTGTTTTTTTCTCAATTTCACCTTGTTTGAAAAATTGTGATTGAAAACCAGTTTTGCTATAATCGGCTGTTACTTTTACTTCCTTGGTTGCTGTTGCTGTAATTTTGGCTTCATCACCTCCAAAGAATGATTTTATTCCGTCCTTTATTTTTATGAATCCGTCAATAACAAAACCAAAGAATTTCTTAATTGGTTCCCAAACTCGCAAAACGGCACCTTTTATTTTGTCCCAATGTTTAACTAGTAACTGAATAGCTTTTATGGTTAGATAAATAGGAGCTATTAGTAATTGAATGAATTTATTGTTTTCTATTATCTCCCAGGTTCTAAGCATTGCAGCTTTAACTTTATCAAAATTCTTTACTAATAATACTATTCCAGCTATTAATAATCCTATTCCTACTACAATTAACCCTATTGGATTTGCTGTCATTGCTGCATTTAAAGCCCATTGTGCAGCCGTCCATATTCCTTCAAATTTAGCAATAGTAATAATCATTTGAACAAATTTAACAAATTGTCCTATTGCTATGGCTGCTTGCATTACTTTTTGAGCCGCTGCCGCTGCCAAAACCGCTACTTTAAAAGCAATAAATGAAATAACAAGCCATTTAACAACCTTTAATAATTTAATACCAGTTTCTGCAAATTTTCTAATTCTCTTTTCTGCATCTGTTAATTTATCGCTTACTTTTTCGGTACCAGATGCAATTGAAAGTATTTCAGTTACAACTCTTACAGATGTTTTTAAGAAACTACCAAAAGCACCGGTCCCATCTTCTAAATGTAATACAAATCCTTCCCAGGCTGAACCTAGAATAGTTAACGAACCTTTTAATGTGTCTAGTTGTTTTGCGGCTGCTTTCGATGCTGCACCCGTACTATTCAATATATCCGATGATAAAGTAAGTGTTTCGTTTAATTTACCTGCTAAAATAGTAGCTGGAACCGCTGCCCTTACTCCAAATTTATTCATTGAAGTTGTTAGCTTGTCTTGTTGGCTTACAATATCGGCTAATATTTCTTCATAATTTTTACCCTGCTTTCCGCTTTGTAATATAATATTTCTTAATGCCGTAGAACTACTTGAAGCGTCTATACCAGCATCTGAAAGCTTACCTAATAATGCAAGTAATTTATTAAAAGGTATTCCCGCTGCATTTGCTGCACCCGCTACAGTAGGAAGCATTGTATTTAGTTTTGAAAAGTTTAATGCACTTTTCTGTGTTGCAACAGTCATTTGGTCAATTATACTCGGTGCGTGAACACTTTCAAACGCATCGAATGATTTGACTATTGCACCGACTAAATTTGCTGTTTCTGATAATTCCCCTTGCATTGCTACTGAACCGGATATTATTGATTCAGTCATATTTATTACGTCAGAAGCCCCGAAACCAAGCCGCGCAAGACTTTCTTGAAGCCCTACAATTTCCGTGGCCGTTCTTGCCGTAGTTGCTCCAAGGCGTTTAGCATCTACATTTAAAGCTTTTAGTTGCTTATCCGTAGCATCAGCCATTACTGACGAAAGCGAAGCATTAGCCTGTTCGAAATCGGCAAACTTATTAATAGTATTGCCTATTACCATTGCTAAAGCGGCAAAACCAACTGCTAAACCGAAAGTACCAAGCGATTTTTTAATATTTCGCCCTACCTTATTTACTCGGGCATTAAGATTATTTAAAGAAACTGTTGCTTTTTTGACTCCTAAACTAACCTTTGAAGTAAATCTACTAAATGCAGCACCAGCGGTTTTAGAACCCTTACCAACAGTTTTAGTCATACGTTCAGCTGCCTTATTAATCTTGTTAATATTGGCGGTTGATTTATCCCGTGTAACTATATCTGCTGTTAAGGTTGCTTTTTTTGCCATGTTATAAAAGCCCCGAAGGGCTATTAAGTATTTTGTTTGTTTTGTTGAGCTATATCGGTTAATATTTTATTGTACCACCAAAACAGCCCTTTGTAATTCTCATCTTGAAATTCTAACCTTTTAACCTGTGTAATTGTCCATTTATTGTAAAATATTACCTCTCCTATTATGTGGTCAATTTGGTTATATATTTCAAGTATATTGTAATAATTGCTTATGATTGAAGTATGGTTTTTACCATGTAATTCAACTACTCTTATATTACTGACGAAAAAACCCGTACACCCTTACGATTAGCGTATAATCCTGAGGATTAGTATTTTTTAGTATATAAAACAAATTAGCACTTATCATTTTATTACCAACATCAGCAAATGATGCAGCAATAACAGCCGCACCCATATCACTATCATAATCTTTGTTTTTTTCGAGAGTTTTTACACTATTCTTAAATTGCTTTTCTCTCGCTTCGTTTCGCGCAAACAAAACTTTGATACTGTCAGTAATTACTATACCATCTGAATTTTCAAGTGGTTGCCTAAGATTTACACTAATGCCATCTTCTTCAATAGTAATCACATTATTGATAATGTATCTAATGAAGTGGTCGAAATCATCAAACCTTTCCTTATTGACGGCTTCAAACTCGTGCTTATTACCCTTGTCTTTTGCCATTAGGATAGCTTTAATATCGTTAAATATTTCAGCTTGTTCCTCATCGCAATTTTCCAGATAAATTTCACTATCGGTTTTCTTTTTAATAACCGACTTAACAGGGGCTTCATATTTCGGACCCTCTGTTTTTTTTAAATCACCTGCTTTTACATTCATGTTTTCCGTGTTTTGTGTGTTTATGTGTTTATGTGTTTTTATGATTCTACAAAATCCAATGCGCTTTCAAATCTCAATGTTGCCGTACCTGGTCCATCTGCCACAATTGGACCCGCAAATATTCCTGTATTTGAATATATTGTTCCATCTGTCATTACTGCATGAACTGGTATTTCTGGATTTGGATTTGTTTTTGCATCGTCAATGGTAGTTTGCAATTCATCCAAAGCATCACCATCATATGCAAATACTCCTGATATATAAGTACGCTCGGACATGTGTTTTAATATTAACTGTCCGGTATTTGTCATACCATCCGCTGTGCTTTCAATTGATCCTATCTTCAATTTATATTCAGGATCTTCTCCTGTTTTTGCTTCGAATATTATATCACCTTCTGCGGCTTTAACTAACAAATATTCTATTTCTCTAGCTGCAAATCCCATAATTATAATTTTTAAGAATAAAATTTATTTACTTGAACTTCTACTGCAATGATTCTTAATAATGATGTAATCAAATTAGGACTTAATACATCAAAACGACCTGCATTAGATGCGTTTATTTCGACTCTTAATTGCTCTTCTGCATATTTTAAATCAGCAATATAACCAAGATTTACGAATGGTACAATAATCTCATTTATTACACCGGCAAAATATAGTTTAGGACTTGTTACAGTTGCACTTGCTTGTGCGTTTGGTGCAATAGTCTTACCCATCTGAGTAGCGTTATAAGCCTTGAAAGCGTTTAGTATATTAAATACAATCATATTGATTCTTACGGTCGCAAAAATAGGATCAGTCTCACCTAAAGGATGGTAAGTAGTTAATATGTCCTGAGCTATGTAATTATCTTCAATATAATTAACTGTAGAGCAACCAGCCTTAACTAGCACATCCCTAAAACCTAAATCAATTATACCACCAACATCACCATCATCAGGAGGTGTTGAACTTGGTATTTTAAGTCCTAATATATCTTGTTTTGGATCACCGTTTGAAAGCTTAACAAAAGCTCCTGCAGCATTACATGCGTTAATAAATGGTATATCCTGAGCATTTGGAACCGGCAAATAGCAATTTGCACTAGAATCTTTTCTAGCATCCGTAACACCCGTTAAAGTTGCCTGTACTGATTCGACTGTTGAAGTCCATGCAATTGCAGGAGTCATGTTAGCGGGTGCATATTTACCACTACCTAAAGCTGGTGTTCCAATAAATGTTTCGTAAGCGTCTAAAATACCACCTGCCGTGCCTTCACCTAATCCATTAAGAATATGAACATACCAATCATTTTGGAATTTAGCTAGTTCTGCTGTTGGTATAACTTCACCGGTACCATCTGTTTTTACAATAGCAAATGTAATACCCTCTGAATCGTTAGAAAAAACTGATACATTAATATCTGCTGAACTTTGCCCTTTCCATTTAGTATCGATATCCACATCGGTAGTAGGCGTTGCTGTACTAACTAAAACCGGTAAGTTAATTTCTGCATTAATAGCTGTTTTTACATTTACCAACACCTCGGCTAAGGTATCTCCTAAAACTAATCCTATTACTACCTTTTTATCGTTTATACTTAAAACCAAGGAACCTGTTTTAGTTACAGTTGCGCCCGTGCCTGTCATTACGCTTGATGTAACAGTTCCACCTCCTGATTCGGGAACAAAAAAGTATTTAACTATTACACCTACTTGTAATTCATCTAATAGGGTAATTGCACTTAAATGCGCTAAACTTCCATAGCCAAATTTTAAAGCTACTTCTTTAGAATTAATAGGGGTTAACATGCCCCCGTCTTGCGCACCCTCTGATTGTTGGTCGGTATTGGCTTCTACCATTACCGCAATCTTCTGCTCTAAAAATGGAGAAGCTCCAAGAGCGGAACCTAACCCAACTTTAAAGACACTTGCGCTTGCACGCAAATTTGCTAATATTTGACCTGCTGAATTTGCCATTTTTTAATATGTTTTTGTTTGTATAATCTCCTTTTCATCTTCTCCAATTTTATTTGTAACCACAACGCTATGAATAGGTGTTGAAGTGTTTAATTGTGTTTTTTCTGTTATCTGAGCCTGAAAAATCAAATTACCATAAATAACATTTTTACTATTCAAAGTCTTTTTTTCTTCAATCTCAGTTGATAAGCTTGATATATGTAAAGAGTTTTTATTATAAACTAATCTGTCACCCCTTGCACTTTCCACTTGGCTTAAATATGTTTTTACGTCCAAATCATTGAGAATAACATAAATACTATCGGCTATTTTTCTAAGATTTCCAAGTCCAAAAGCCAATATGCTTATGATATAAAAATTCATATTGTTTTGTTGACTCGGGAAATTTGGATCTGAACTTTCCATTTTAGCTTTAGAAATCGCACAATATGACGGGGCAATTTCTTTATCAGCTACTTTGTCTAATAGATATTCATCAGGTTTAACAACCAATGGTAAAAATATTTTCCCATGCGCTGTGCGTTGGTTTAACATTTCAACTTGCAATAATTCACGCACAACCTCTAAAAATTCAGTTGAGTTTAAATCGTAAACCGGATATGTTATTACTGATGAATAAGCCATTTTATAATTTTACCTCTGTATCTTTTAAATAACAAAATATACTGCCTACATTCTTGCTTAATGATGAGCTTGAAATCCAATAATTATAAGTCCCGTCATTGTCCGTAATCTCAACATAATAGGCTTTCAAATCCTCATATCCGGACACAAAAGTCAATTCTGATTTACTTAGTGTTAATATACTTTTGTGTCCATCATATACCACCATTCCATCTTCATTTGGAACTGCGTTTGGTTTGTGATCGTAAATACCTTTTCCTTCGTAAATTAGAGTACCACCTTGCGATTTATAAAGCTTTACATCGCTATTAAACAATTCACAATTGTTTTTAAAATCCGCAAAGTCGTCTCTAATTACTGTATCCATTTTCTATTTTTTGTAAGAACCTTTTTCAATCCAACCTTTATCTAACCAGATTTTTAAAGTGCCGTGGAATTTACCCATTACTTTTGCGTTGATAAGGGGTTTTTTCTTAGCGTAAAAATGATTCCTACCATTAGCACCCCAATTTAAATGGGTTTTAGTCATTATGAAGTTACCTTTTAGAATGGTCACTTTTTCAACTACTTCAGCTGTTTCTTCAACCGTTTCGTTTGTTTCCTCAGTTTCTTCAACCTCAACTACTTCAGCTGTTTCTTCAACCGTTTCGTTTGTTTCCGACACTAAGGATTCTTTTATAGGAGCCAATATTTTTCGTAAATCGTCTGCTTTATTGCTTTCTATTTCAATCCCTAAATCAACAACAATAGACTTCATTGCTGGTTGATTAGAATTTACACTTAAATCAAGCTCGATTAACCTTTTATTTGCTTCCTTTTTTAATTCCTCTGGTGTCATAATACTATGAATTAGTTATGGCTGTGAACATCTTATTAGGAGTCAATGGCGTAGTTATAAACTGTTTTTTTATTGCCATTGCAAAAGTAAACATGTCGCAATTTTTCCAATCCGGATAAATCAACCATGAAGATGAATTAGGCACCTGTCTCATTAATGCTTTTGTTTCTGGTGTCATTGGCATTAATTCTAACATATTAGGAATAAAGAGAGGTTGGCGTTCAATTATATTGCCTGATGCAATCAAACATACCATATCTTTATCTAACCAATTAGTCAAAGTATCACTACCATCATTTAACATGAAGTTTTGGTCATATGTAAAAATATGACATACACCTGATTTAGTTAAATTAATTGTTTCGCGATACATTGCACCTTCAGGAATATTTATATTTCCTTTCAACGGCTCAACTTCACGTCTTGTAAGTTTGAAATTTCTACGAATATCAGAATCAGCTTTATATACATCTGAATTTACGTGCGCTACATATGCATCCGTTCCAACCAATGCTATTAACTCATTACCTCCACAATTACCTCTACTTACTAGAATTTCGCCCCAATCGTCTAAATTTTGAAAAGAATTCATTGTTGATTTATTGGCGATTGTCCATTTTAGATTAGAGGTTGTAATAGTTGTGCTTAAATCTGCATCTCTACCATAATCAATAACTGGGTAATTTTCCAATTCAACTGTACAGGTTTCGATAATATTTTTCATTTGCATATCTTCACCTCTACGTATTTCTTCAATACACATTTGAGATGCAACTTTTACCCTCTCTGATAATGTAGCTGATCTACCCTTTTTAAGATTAGTATTGAAATTTACGGGCATTTCCGGATTCAACATTAAATCATCCACATTGATAGTAAATCCTCTACCATATTCGGGAGCAGTAATATAATCATCTGTGAATTTAGAATCTTTAATATATCCTACTTTGCTTCGTTGTGGAATATCAGCTGCAACATAACGCTTGTAAGTCTTACCCATTAAATGGATTTTTTGCTCGTGCTGAGGTCTTACCTCTTTAGCCATTTTTGAAAAACCATGGCTTTCACCGTACCTGTCGGTAATGAATTTAACCAAACTAGCTTGTAGTTCAGGTATAAATGTTTTTATAGAAAAATTTCCTACTGGCATAATATAATATTTATTAATTAAACTTGTGAATTCATATAATCCGACTGCTCAACAGCTGCATCAACAATAGATAAATCATTATTATAGCTTTTCAATGCTAACCTAATACTTTGGCCTTCTTCTGTGATTAGAGTATCTAATGTATCGCCTGATTTTTCTAATACTACCTTATCGGCATAAAAAGAACCGTCAAAACCTAATAAAGCCTCAACTTCAATAGATGCACCCGCTGCAATTACTATATCTGCCATTGTTATACATACTGGCTTTTGTGATCCATCGGTTGCATCACTCTCAACAGGCTGTACAATTGTTTGGTCAGATGTTAATATTCCACATAATGTGCCAGCGGCTATAGTTCTTTCACTTGCTGTACCATTTACAAAAGTGTATTTCCTCTGATCTTGTGGAAATCTTACGAATATTTTTAAATATTCATATTCAGCCTGAAAATGATTTGCAGTATCAACTGCTGTTGTTATATCTACTTTACTCATGATTTTTCAGTTTTTAGTTCAAATCCACTTTCTTCTAACATTGCAGCTTTTTCCTCTTTTAAGGTTTCATCGTTAGCTTTTTCTTCATCGGTTCTTTTGTCCTCAATTTTCGCTGCTTTTTTACCTGGGTTTAAATCCTTTTCGCTATCATTCTCAAGGTCATCTATTACCTTAGAAGCATGCTTTTTCTCAATAAAATGCTCAACATCTGCAATTTCTAATGTTGCACCTTTTTCGATCATTTCGGTAGCTTTTGGCATGTCATACTCTGCATATTTCATGATACTAGCTACCCTAGCCCTTTCATCTGATAAACTACCCTTTACCGCTTGCTTGCCTTCTTCTAATATGGCATTGTAAACGGATGGATTGCCAGTTTGAAGTTCTGCCTTTTTTACATCTTTTATTTCCATCTCATTTGTATTTGATTTAACAATTTTTGCTTGTTTTGAATATTTTTCTTTAATATAATCGGGCACTTTAAATCCAATGTCCGTAAAGTCTACGCTTTCGAAATTGGCGGCTTTACCAGTGAGTAAATCATAAGATTCATCATAAAGTCCTATTTCTGCCGCTTGCTTTCCTGTCATCCAAATATCTACCCTATCTTCATCCTCAGCAAGCATCACCTCTTTTAAATCCTTACCGAAAAGCTCTTTAAATTTAGCTTCATCAATTTTTTTTGATAACGCTCCATAAAGTAGTTCATTAGTGTGTCGTCTTGTTGATTTAACACCCCCAGCTAATGAGTGTATCATTACGTCAGCCTGATTTGCCACTTTTGAATTGTCAAAAAATGGAACCAAAACAGCTCCCATTGACACAGCGTAACCAGTAGTATTTATGTTTGTTTTACTTTCTCTATTGTTTAAAAAGTCAATAAATTTTTGACCCGCTGCGGTTGTACCTCCCCAACTATCCCACGACAATTCAGAATCTTCATTTGATTCGTTTATTTTGTCAATAAGTGCCGTTATTGTCCATGAATAAATTCCGTCTGGTAAATCTGTATTTATTTTCCTCATTCTCTTAAATTAAAAAAGCCCCTTTTTGTAATGAAACAAAAAGAGGCTCGCTCTGTAATAAAAAAACTCTACCTATTATGAAAAAAACTATCTTATTTTACTTGTCTTTTTTTTGCAAACTGTGTGGTATTCTTAATAGTTGCTGTATCTCCGGTTAAGCACTTTGCAAATAAAAAATATTGATAATACTTGGGTGGAGCATCGAAAAGCATATAATTGCCATCCGTTCGACTATCTGTACTGTCCACAAATACCATTTCTTCACCATCGTAAGACCCCATTAAATAAACATGATCGATAGTGTCTACATAATTAGCTATGGTAAACTGAAAACCTACTATTCCATCATATAAACCCCAACCCATGTATCTACTCGAGTTATACTCATACGATATAGTATCGGTTGTACTAGTTACAAAAACCGAATCAATCGGATCATTTCTTTCCTGCGAAAAGCTTATTAAGCTAATCATTAGGAATACTAGAATTAATAATTGTTTCTTCATTTTCTTTGATTTAAATCTATTCAAAATTAATTTAATTTATCCACATTACAAAATTTTTCTGATAATGGCAAGTTTTCTTCCTTAATAATATTCATTTCTCGACACCTCGGACATACTTTTTTTACAGTCCCTTGAAATTTACCTTCAAATAATATTGGCTTCCATTTACAAAACTTACATCTATATGTTATCATCTATTCTTTTTCTACAAATTCATCAATACAATCGCTTACATCATCTGGCAATTCTCCAATAGTATCATCATAATGCTGTTTGAAACCTTCAAATAAACTTTGTTTAGTTTTATTTGTGGTCGGTGGTATTACTTCAGGTTCCGGATTATCAAATTCATCCGGCAAAGCTAATATTTCATTGACTAATTGATTTGTGATACTTTCGTAATCTCCACCACTAGCCATATTTACCAAATTATCAATAGTGTTTAATCCTACTTTTTCACGTATATTTTCAGGCAATTGCGCCCTTAATGCTTTAATAAATTTAACTGGATCAATAGGTTTTAATTTTGTTCCTTCGAATGTCGAATTGCTTATAGCCTGAATTGTTACAATGTCATTTTCTAAATATGCTTTTTTTAATGGCTCACATTCTATTTTTCCAGATAGGACCATTAAATACAAAGTCATATTGTAATGCATCTTGTAAAGTTGTGCACTTGGTATTATTTCGTTAGTTACATCTAAGCTATGTTGAGTATCGGAACGTGCACCCATTGAAGCCGTATAGTTAGAATTATAACTAGATAACATAAATTCAATAGGATAACCAGCATTAGCAAATAGAGTTTCGAATGTACTTTTAAGGAATTCTTTTTGGTCACTTTGGGCGGTATCATTTACCATGTTTGTTTTTACCCCTTTGCCCGGATCAATAACTATTCCATTTCCTTTCATATCGCGCTCAAACTTAACCGCACTATTATGAGTTTGTAGGTCATCTGATACTGTATCGTTTGGAGTTGTTGTAGTTGTTAGTCCAGCAATATTTGCACCTTGATTAAACACTTTTGATCCATCTGAATTAGCATCTTTGTCAAAAGAAACAACTAATTGCGCTTTTAATTGAGCGTTTTTAGTATTGGCAATTATATAATCGTTAATATGCTGTAGGGATTCAAATATATTAGATAATAAAGGCATTGAACGGGTTTCTCCTAATTTTCTAAGGTCAGAAGCCCTATATAACCAGGCTTTTTTGAATTTACTGTTTTTGAAATAAACTGGTATTCGTCTTGTCCCCCATTCTGGAACCTCACCAGCCGGCTTATGTTCAGTATTCGACATATTAGTATCTTTTAGAACATGGTAAGCTACTATCTGATTTTTTGCATTTTTTTCAACACCCTCGTTTACAGAATGACCGCTTGTTAATCCTGTTGTTAAATCCCATGGATCACAAACAGCTTGACCACTTATTACTTGAATATTTGGTAATCCATTTTCAATACGCATTAATAGCAAAACATCACCATCACCAGCTGCATTAAAGTCAATGATACGAGCCATTTCATGCAAATTGCTTTCTTTGGCATTATCGACATCTTTGCTTTTAATTATATTCCGGTATTGATATTCTATATTAGTGACAAATTCTTTATGTTTTTCTTTTCCTTTTTTATCTCCATAAAACGCAATAAAAGGTTTTTCGCTTGGTTTTGAATTGAAAAGAAGTCCTGAACCTATTTGCCAGTTGATTCTTTTTGTGACTATTAAATTTGCAATATGATTATTGAATATGAACTGCCAACTCCTTAATCTTAAGTCGTTGTATATGATTAGTATTTCTTTAACTTCTGGCAGGTCTCCGGCGTTGGATTCGCCTGTAATAAACTCGTAACCATAACCCATAGTGGTCATTATGGAGTTCATTTTCTGATTATCTGAGTTTAATTGGGTTATTTTATTGGTTAGGGTTTCATTTACCTTGCTTATTTCGGCTGAATTCTTCTTTAAATCGCTAATACCCAGTATATTATCTCTAACATCTGTAAATTTCATGCTAATAATTTTTAAGTTTAACGAATGAACCACTACATTGGCTTATTAATGCGTTTATTTCTTCCCTAGTATCTTTTCTTAGGCTTGAAAGCTCGGTTAATGTATGAGTTTCAGCCATATGGGTGCCTTCAACATTGGAATAGGTATATTTTTTATTCTTCCCCATTAATATACTTATAGCCGTGTTAATGTTGGCATATTGAATAATTAGAATCTCGTAAGTTTCTTGTTGCGCTTCTGTAGCCATATAGTTATTTTTTTCAAAGTTACAAATATTTAATAAGAAAAACCTCACTTAGTTAAAAATGAGGTTTAAATTTGTTTTTCACTTGTGTTATTTTACCATTTAATTATATTACCACCTCCCGCTATAGGCTCAACTTTGTAGCCTAATTCGTTTAGTCTTTTGCTTTCAAACTCTGATAATTTACCAGTTGTTAGCGAATCTTTACCTAATTCACATGCCTTATAAATGTCTTTAATTAAATTATTAGCATCTAATTTAGCTTTGTCGGTTTTTTTTCTTGCTTCTTCTGCTTTCATATTTCTATTTTTAGTTAAAACTTTATTTTATAATACTCTTATCAATTCACTAAATTTAATTATGTCCAGACCATAATCAGCCCGAACAACATAATAACACTCTTTATCATCTATTTTTAACACTTTACCAGTAAATAATATACCAAACTGCTTATCATGCTCGTTTGACTTCATGAAAGTAATATATTGGTATAGTTTAGGGTATGGCATCTAATTGTTAGTATTTTGTCAGTAAATTGTCAATAAACTACTTATTTACAGGTTCAAACTTTGAATTAAACTCTGATGCTTCTCTGGCAAATAAATCACCGTTAGAAGCTTCATATAGTATCATTAATTGACCATCATTTGCATTTGTGGCATTTATACAATGTCCTTTATGTGTATAAATAACTTTTGTTTTTATGTTTTTGAATTTCATAGTTATTTAGTTTATTATTTAAAATATTTCAATTTCATCTGTATTAATATCGAAAGATCGATATATTTTAACACCTCTAAATTCAATTAAACCACTATTATCAAAATCTAAACCACCAACATACGCCTCTCTTCTCAACTCTTCGTATTTATTTGGACTCATTAATATTCCTTTTGGGTCTTTGTTGTATTCACTTTTAAAATTCAAATACTTAATCTCTAAATTTTGTACTTTCATGACTATTTAGTTAATTGTTTTTTAATATAATCCAACCCGCTCAATTCACTCTTTTCTATTCCTTGTATAATTTCCTTTTTTGTCCCTGTGCAATTAATACTTTCAAATAGGGTTTTAGCCTGTGTAGTATTTCGCTTGTATTGTGGGTTCTTTTCATGGTAAAAATACCAGAATGTTTCGAATGTGTAGGCGGTTAGTTTCATGATCTACTTTTTAGTTAATTATTTAATCGGTTCAATTTTACAAAAGTTATCCTGAATTGCTTTTTTTATTTTACTGCAGACTTTTCGACCGTCTTTTTTCCAGCGAGTAATGAAAATGATTTTTTCCGATTCTAAATCTTCATAGATAAACATTAATGATTTAGTGTTTAATCTATACATTGCAGCTTTTGCAATTTCTTCATCTGTTAATTCAGATATAGGTAATTTCATTATTTCGCTTTTGTGTCTCATTTGGTTAGGTTTTAATTTTACGATCAATTAAGCCACCTCTTAAAACATGGTCTAATATAAATTCATCTTTGCGCATTTTAAGCACTTCTTTTAATATTGGTCTATGCCATTCAAAAGTTGGTTTCTGATATGGTTTAATGTCATTATAGAATGTACTTTGAGCATCTCCATCGCACTTTTCACATGTAAACATAAAAGGAGTTACACCTGAATGGATATCGATTGTTTTAGTCACATGACCACATTTACACACATAGCAATTAACCTTATTTGTTAAATCTGTTTTGTAAAAATCATTTGTTTCTACATCTTTAATCAATTCGTTGTACTTTTTTGTTGTTTCTTTAACGCTTTTCATAATTTCTATTTAAAATGATTATTAATGCTTTTTAAGTCCTGTTTTTGCTCCATTTCTGCAATTATTGGGGTTTCAAATGGGTTTATTTAGTTTTTATAAATATATGGCATTGAATTTAATATCATTCTATTATTAGTTTGATATAAATTATCGAATATTTCTTCATTTATGAACCATGACATATTTTTGAAAACAAAATCAAGTGTTTTGTCTTGTTTTTTGCGATTAATCAATAATTCGTCATAAATATTATTTAATTCTTTATTCATCGCTTCGTATGCTTCTTTTTTAGTCTTGAAAGCAAGGGTTAATATTTTATAGTTTTCGAGCCTAGCTTCTTTATGACTATAAAATTGGAATGTAACAGAATATCTTTTATTTGGATTAGTTTGTTTTTCTAATCCTAAATCTTTTAAAGTGTAATCTTTAATATCTTCCATTGTTTATAACTTAAAGTTATTATAATCTTCAAATGTCATTTTTAATAATTCATTTTCTAATTCAATATAATAATTCTTTGTTTCTAAGGTGTGGGGAATAGTAATCATAGTTCCATTTATAAGTTTAATAAACTCTAGTGCGGTAATTTTAGAATTATCGAACATATCAATTGATTTAAAATAATTTTCATCTTCACATAATTTAATTAAATCGATTGCTTTTTGTTTAAAATCTACATTTTCCATAATCTTATGTTGTTTTAGTTCATACAACGGTGTCCATTCCCTTAATATCTTAGGGTTAACAATTAGCTCAAATTAGAGCAAATAGTTCAGATAGACTTTTTAACTAGCAAAGGTTATTCCTACCACAAACAACCCTCAAATCATTATTAAGGTCGCATGATAATACCGTTAAATCATTGCATGCACTTTCGGTTGTTATGACTAGCTCTATCGTACGTCTTTGGTTTAAGCTCAATATAATCAGCTTTGGAAGGATACCTAGTGACTCCCTATGTAAGTTTTTGGATATAAAAAAAGCCACTCTACAATTAAGTAAAGCAGCTAGTTTCTTGGAAGTTAGAACGGGCATAAAGCAGGCCACGCTTCCAAATATTTCAGTATGTAAAATCCCTTGTCTCATTGCTTTATTTATATTAAGCGTGTTCTAATCCGCTTGTTTGTTAGTACAAAGTACGTGAATTGTTTTTAATTGTGCAAATCTATTTTAATTTACTGTCAAACCACTTGCTAAATTTAGCGATTATGCGTGTGCAACTCCTGAATCAATCACACCATTAGTCATTATTGCAGATACCGCAGAACCGGCTTTGATCGTATTTAACCATTGGTCATAAGTTGCTGTAGAATCACCAAAGGCACTTGCTTTATTATCTGCCAACCAGTGCGCAAGTTTTTCAATGGAATCCATTACCGGACTTATTGGAGTTCCTTCGGTACATGTTTCATACATTTGAAAGTGTGTTTTTTCTTTATCACTCCATTCTGGCATATAATCCTGCTTATCTGGTTTTTCTCCGGTCCACTCCTCCCAGCTCATTTTTTGTTCATCTTCTGATTTAGGATTCCACTTGCTTTCATCTTTTTTTGGAAACCAATTTTCTCTTAATCCTTCATTCCACTTTTGTTTTCCCTCTTTATAATCGGCAAGCTCTTTAGTGAATGAACCCCCTAATAATGGCTTTTCGTTACCATTTTCATTTTTTGGATGTTCCCAATTTTCAGGAACCATTCTTAATTCTCTTCCCATGTTTACTATTTATTTTTAATTTTACGAACTACTTTTCTTTCCTTGTCTCGAGCTTTGTCTTTCTTTTTTGGTTTAGTTTTACTCATGGCTAGTTTCATTAAGTTTATCAAACTTATCTTGCCATTTTTCCCGATATAGTGGGCTGGTTTGACCTATTACGGCTTTAGTGCTTAAGTTGTTCAAATAACTATCTGTCATATATTTATTATAAATTTTGATAGCTATGTACATTTCGTTGCGAAGCTCTTGTATTTTGTGAGCTTTAAAATCTTGTTTAGTCATGATTATTTAATTAAATCCATTTATCCAATCTTTCATTTGATCAGGACTGTTTAATTGTCCACCCATTAACAACATCATTCCTAATGGTAATGCTACATGATTTGCTAATTCATCATGCTTTGACATATCGCTAGTGAAACTTGCAAAAGCTTGTTGATTATCTCCATTATCAACATATTCAATTGCTCTTTCTTTACTCCATTGTAAGTGCTCTGCTCTATTCATAATTCAATTATTTAGGGATTCCATAACCAATAAATTTACCATCCGAATCAGTTACCGGATATAGATAACTCTTTTTGTCACTCTTTACCTTTTCAGCAGCTTCCAGGTCTAACATTAAAGTAGTTCTACCATCTTTTATACGGTCGGTTACATTTACACCATTTGGTGTGAAATACTGCAATTCTATCGGTTCTTTTGTTTTTTCGGTTTTCTTTTTCATAATTTATTTTTCAAATAAGTTAAACATTTATTTTTTGCCTCTGTAATTTCCATAAAGTTTTTAGGATTACCACCCGCATCTGGATGGTGCTTTTTGGCTAAAGTTCTATAGGATTGTTTTATATCAGTTTCACTAGAATCTGAACCAATGCCTAATAAATCAAAACTACTCGATGGGATTGTATTTTGCGATTTGAATATTGAATGAAAGAAATTAAAAAAGTAATCGCTAAATCCAAATTCTTGATCTTGCCATTTCTGGTAGTTTTCCCTGTCTCTTTTTCTTTCCTCACGCTCTTCTTTTCTTCGTGCCATTTCATCAGGAAATAATTCTTCACGCATTTTAACTATTACAGTTGCATAGAAGTATTTCCAAAGCTTTTCAGGCAATTCTCCACTAGTTTTGTTATTTATACCCTCCCATTTCATTCTAATGGCTCTTACGGTGTTTTCAAAGCCTTTTAAAACGTATTGACCTGAATTTGTTTTACCAACTTCTAAAAGTGTGATAAAATCGGTGGTTAAGTCTTGTATAAACTCATTGTGACTAAAATTGGTGCCAATATTGAGCTTATACTTTTTGATGTAGTGAATAGGTTTCATAATTTATGTTATTTGATTGAATAATGCGTTTATTTTTTCTCCTAGTACATTGTCTACTAATGACACATCACCTTTACTTAAGCCGAATGTTGTTTTGTTACTTTCAACGCAAAACAAATTATTCAGTGCATATAAGTCTGCTATGCTCAATTTTCGTAATTTTTTTACTTTTTCTTCGTAAGGTAGCATGGATTTTTATTTTTAGTTATTGTCTTATGACATTACAAATATCAGAACTATATTTTTTTAGTGCAATGATATAAATCATTGTTTGAGTTGATTCTTATGTGTAATAGTTCCCATATAGATACAAAAAAAAGGCTACCGTAACCCAAACGATAGCCTTAATACTAACTAAATTAACCTATGAAAAAAATTTATCTTTTAACAACACAGCTAATTTACGACATTTTCATGAATAAACAATTAACTCATTTGTAAATTATTATTAGCATACCATTCTTTAATTAACCTGCAGGTGTTTTCCCATGTAATCTCTATTTTATCAGAATACATCTTTTTCCCATTCGCCAACTTAGCATCATTAGCGGCTTTACATATCAAATCAGCATGATAAATAGGAATAAACTGATTATAAACAGCTGTATCTAAATAGTGATTCTGAGAGTCGGGTCTTTTCTTTTCCCAAAAATATCTAGTCTGCATACCCTCGGCTTTTTTCTCTTTTCTGCTTTCGCTTTCGTAATGTGCAAAATAGTTTCTATAAGTGTACTTTTTAGCTTTTGGGTCATATTCCGGAAAGTTTAAATAATGCTCAGGTTGGTGTAATTGTCCATCCTTATCAATGTAATCTTTAAGTAAAATGTATTTTGCTAGATTGTCTTTAATTACATTCACATTAACTAAAAATTTCTCTCCATCTTCTGACATCTGATACATCCTAGCAGTTTCATTTTTTTCCTTACCTGTAAATATTTCTTTATTTGCTCCTTTTATTGGAAGGACATTATATCCCATGTTTATCATTTTCTTGCAGAACTCCATTCCATACTCGCCAAACTTACCGCCCACATCAATTGCAATTACATCAATTCTTCTTTCATGAGTACCAAACGTTTGTTTTATTTTTTCTTCGAGTAGGTCCCATACTGAATTTTCAACATCTAACTTATAGCTGTACTTTTTCCTGGCTCTTTCTAATTTTCCAATATCAACACCCTCTTTTTTTAACGCTCGTAGTTCTATTTTTGGAATGAAGGTTCCACAACTTCCGGCATCTGCTGAGTATGTAACTTGTTTTTCTGAATGCCCCAAAATCTCATAATCTATACGTGCATCGTCTCCATAGTCGGGGTCCGAATCGTAACCATTGCAATCTGCAGCTAAAGTTATTATTACAATCTCCCCGTTATTATCTTTTTTAGATAGTTCAAAAGGACAATCACCTATTTTATAGTCTCTTCTATTCTTTTGTAATTCGGTTGTTTTTAAAACATATCCTATTGGCTTGTATGGCCAACCTAATATAGAGTTTTCAAATGTCTGATATGCTGCATCATCTTTTGTACCACCTCTCGGAAATGCTTCCTGATAATCCCTTGCAAAATCATACCAATTATCCATTGTAGGAGGTGCGTATAATGCAGAAATGCGATAGCTTACAAAACGTTTATTCTCACGTTCCATAGATTCTTTCCAATAGCCATTATTAAGCATATCGCGCTTGTATTTCTTTTCAAAGAACTCATTTTCACACTTTCCACACCGGTACCTTACGCTTTTTTCTATTACCTCCCCATTTCTCACATCAAATACAACCCCATAACGAGTATTATTTATGTTTCTTTCATTCCAAACTAATTCAATATATTCACCACATTGAGGGCACGGTAAATAATAAACATTTTGATTTCCTTGTAAATATAGTTTGTAAATAAGACTACTTATCAACAATAAAGGCGAACTAATATATACTATTTTCTTTGCCTCCCCGAAACTTCTGGCCCTATCCTCCATGGCTTTTAAAAAGCTACCTCCTATTTTATCAATACCCTTAAAAGCGTCTAGCTCATCAGCCGCAACAAAACCGGCTGTTTTTTGTCGCATATTCTTAATGCTTTGACCGCCAAAATTAAACAACTCATAACCACCGTTAAATATTTTTTGCTCTAAAGTATCTCCCGTTGATTTACTTCTTGCTCCTGAGGTTTTACCAACTAAATGACGGATATTACAACCATCAATACCATCATCAACACCTTTTAATGTACTTGTAGCTAATGTATCATTTGCAGATAAAAGCATTATGTTAGTAGGGCGTTCACTCATGATATAAGGAACTCCATTATGGACCAATGCAAAAGTACCGCCAATCCTTACACCTTTCATTAATGCAATGTGAGTAACCGGATCATATTGGCTTAAATGGTCGGTTATTTGCTTCATATAAGGAACATTTGACCAATCGAATTTTCCAAACATGCGCTCGCTTACATGTTCCTGTATGTATCTATTTTTTTCAATCCATTCAGACGGGCTCAAATAATCCGTATTAAAAGAAATAGACTCTAATACTTTTTTTATTGATTGTTCTAACATTATGCTCTTTTTTTAATTGGATTTTCTTCATAAACTATATGGCAATAAATCTCAGTAGTTTTAATTGATGCGTGTCCCATCCATTCTTGAATTTTCTTTAGATTTATATTTATTGAAACTAAATAACTAGCAAAACTATGTCGTAAAGTATGTGGTGTTACATTCTTATTTATTTTTGCTCTTTTTGCAGCTTCAGTAATTATATTAGCTAATGAAGTTGGAGAGTATTTATTTTCTTTTTCGATACCATTAAACAAGTATTTTTTTGGTCTATAGGCGTTAAAATATAACCTTAATGTATTCAAGCAATCTTTAGATAAGGGAATATTTCTATCTTTACATCCTTTAGATTGAATTACTTTTAAAATCATATTTGGCGAATCTATGTGGTCTATTTTTAAGCTTAATAATTCAGACCTTCTTAATCCATGAAAAAATATAGTTTCAATTATTGCCCTATGTTTTAAATTCATGGTTAAATTAATCATTTTCATTACTTCATCATAGCTTAATACTGTAGGAATTGTTTTAGGTTTCTTTGGATGTGTAATGTCTAAATGTCTTTTTCTACCATTCAAATTAGCATAATAAAACTTAACAGCAGATATGGCGTGTATAATACTAGAATAGCCGTAGATATTATGCAGGAATAGAATGTATTCTTTTATAGCATTTAATGATAAATACCTCAAGTCTTTACCTTCAAAATATTCTAAAAACAATTCGAATTGTTTTTTATAAGCAGTAATTGTTTGCTCTGATTTTGAAAGTCTTAATTCCTGTTCAAATAATTCAATCTTGCACATTTTGTAATGTTTAATTGTTTACTACTTAATTGGTTATTAAAAGAAAATATAAGAAAGAGTTAGCCATTCATGCCATCGAGGCACGTCACAAAACATTCGATTCCTCATGTTTTTAGTGACTATGAATGGCTAACGCGTTCCAGCTCACATGCGAAAATTAATACCCACAATGTACATCTAATTTGACATCCACCTTACTTAAGGTGATCCATCCGTTTGTTTCGAAAGCTCTATAAACATAGCCCTCACGCTCCCAATGTTCTAAATCCTGAATGGTTGGCTTACAACCCGTTCCATTCTCAACGTCCGTTAACAATAAAATCATTTTGTCCATAATTTTCTATTTTTACGTGTTATTAATATTTACTTTGTCCTCTCTGTCACGCTGGCTAACACAGCGTAAACTGAATCGCAGCATGTGAAGCCGAGTACACTACTCCTTGCCTCCGCTACGCTCCACCAACCGTAGCGACTCAGCTTACGCTGGAACGCGTTATGCGCAACTAAACCAGCCACGCCCATTTATCTTTCCCTCTTCATCATAAGTCGGTTTAAGCTCACACGCTCCTTTCTTTCCTAAATACTGCATTGCGTGTTTCATTTCTTTCTCTGTTACTTGTGGGTATCCTACTTCATACAGGCAGTCGCTTAATGCATCGTATCCATACCAGAAGCCATCAAATTGAGACATTCTTGAATCGCTCCAATTGTCTTTAAGTGTTTTGTAAATAGCAGCGCATAACAATGTGTCATACTGCATAGCCATTTTACTTTTATCATTCTGTATTTCGCTTATCATTTGTATATTATTTAAGGTTTATATCTCGTTTCGTCAGGCTACGCAGCATACACGAGCCGTTGAATGGCATACGCTGCGCTACCAATTTCTATCAGCAGCATACTTTTTAGCCTTTTTCTTAGCCTCTTTAGTTATTGATTCATGGTTATTTTTGAAAGTATCACTAACCATAATATCAAATTGCTTTTTAAACTTCAATTTAGTCGAATGGTCACCTCCTAATTCATCAACTATTGAATCAATTGTTTTATGTCCATCGGTTTTTATTCCGGCAATGTTAGTTTTTATGTAACTACTTAAAACCTCAACAACAAAATCAGTAGGCAATACTTTTGCTTTTTTCTTTTCTAGTTCGAGTTTTTTAAGTTGTGTTTCGATTTCCTTTGATTGTATTTCTTCTCTTAGCTTTGAATCTCTTAACCTGGTGTGTTCAGTTGAAACTATTGGTAATTGTATTTCTTGTTCTTTCTTTAAAGTTTCAGATACCTTTTTAGCCTGTTCGGATTGTTCTTTTCTTGGAACACTTACCCCGTTCTGATTAAATATAGGTCTAATATCAATTCCTTTTTTGCTGCAGTGGTCAACTATCCAATCCTGATTAGTAGCATTATATACATTAATAAAACCCTTTTCTTTAGTTTCTTTTATAATGCCTCTATATATATGAGAGCGCAATGTAGTAGGGTTTATTTTAGTAAACGCTATAAGTTCTTTTCGTGATATTACTTTTATTTTTGCCATTGGTTGTTTACTTCTGGTTGATTATTTTAAACTCATTTAATCGAATAGAATAATAAACGGGAAAGAAATTAGGCATCCATTCAAATTGTGGTTTCATGGCTTTTAAATCATAATAACCACCTGGATATGCTACTATTATTTCGTACTGCATTCCATCTTTTAATTCTATTTCGGCTCCAACTCCTATATCAATCATAATCTAAGTTTGTTTATTCAAAGTTAATAATTTCGTTGCGATATTAAAAAAGCGTTGCAATATAATGTTTATTTGCGTTGCAGCCGTTGCAAGTTATTATTGTTGACTATTAGAACCGTTGCAAAAGTGGCTGCAAAAATTACACTTTTTTTTTAAAACTCTCTACCAAGGCAGAT